GCGTTGACCCGCGCCATTTCGCCAGAATCGCCGCCGCGGTCGGGATGGTGCTGCATCGCGAGCTTCCTGTAGGCGTCGTCGATCTCGTCGCGCGTGGCTTTCGAGCTGACGCCCAGGACTTGCCACCATTGCTCGGGTTGCGGCAGCGCCACGAAGCCGGTGAAAGCGCGGTTCAGGATCTCGGCGCCACCGTGGCGGTCGATCGCGCGCATGGCCGAGAGCGTCGCGGCGATAGCAGCGAGGTTGTCTTGCACGCGATCGTAGCGATCGACGGCGATGCAGCGGGTCTCTTTTCCCTTCTTCCAGTACACCGCGACCCCCGGATCGTCGGGCGCGCGCTGGCCGCTGCGCGGGTCGCCGGCCAGCGTCACCGGGACGTTCGTCGAGATGACGGTCTCCGTAGTCCACGCTCCGAGGGCCTCGAGTTCTCGCGCCACGCGCCCCACGGCATCGGCCACCGTGAGCGAACGCTTGTCTTGCCAGCTCGAGCCGCCGTCACCGTATTTGCGCTCGGCTTTATGAAACTTCGCGCGCGTGCGCATGTGGGCCGAGGTCCGGCGCCAGCCTGCCGGCCAGGAGAGCGGGTAGGCGTCAACGTGCTCGCTCATTGAGGCGCCCCGCAAAATGAGCATGTGGCCTTGTACTCGCCGTCGATTGGCACCAGCGGGCCTTCCGCGTCGCATACGTGCCCGTCAACGCCGCCGTCTGCGTCAAGGTCATCAACGCCAGGGAGGGGCGCATCGTGGGGCTCACCGAGCCTCTCCCAAGTTTCGGTCGAGATCTCGCTGACTTCGTCAATGATGATTGTTGGCAGCTCTGCTTGCGGCCGCACCGATTCAGCAAACGGCACTGGCTCCGAATAGTCAGGCGACTTCGAGGCGAGCGTCATGTTGAGCGCCACGACGCAGCGCTGGCCTGGGCTCGGGCGCCGGCGCTCCAAGCTCTCGAGCGCCGCGGCGATGGTCCGGTAGGTCGCGACGCGCTTGCCGGCGATGCCGGGCCGGTTCTCGTTGGCCTTGATAACGCGCATCTCGATCGTCGCGTAGGGCTGCAAGAGCCGGAGCGCGAGCCGGAGCGGCCACGGAAGCGTAAGCCTCATTGGCGCTCCCTCGTCACAGTCGCTTCGAACTCCATAACCGCGCGTGCGGTCTCGTCGTCGGCGATCATGGCGAGCCAGCGCTCCCAGGATTCGCCGTGCCCGTCCTTCCAACCCTGCACGTCGCGGTCTAAACAGACCAGGACATGCGCCAGCTCGTGCGGGACCGCAAACAGCACAGCAAACTCAGGGTCTTTCGACGAGCGCTCGCGGTCGAAGATGATCGACGGCTCGCCGACGCACTCGGTCACCGCAAATTCGGCCGCGTCCTCAATGAACTCGACGGCTGGCTCGTCGACGAAGGTTTTGATCTCGAGCGCGCCCAAATGGTAGAGCTTCCACACCGGCGACCAATACTCGCGCACGGCGGCTCGGATGCTATGTTGCGCCGCGTACTCCGCGGACGCTTGACGCTCCGACCAGGAGACCCACGCAACCGCGGCGCACCCGGCGAGCAGCAAAAAACCACTGGAGGCCCTCATAGCACCCTCGAGGTCAGGTGCGGCTCGTTGTAGAGCTGGATGCCGGGGATCGCGTCATCGATCACGTCGGGCACCTTGTCGGCCGGCCCGAGCTTGAGCTTGGCAATGGCCGCCTTGGCTGCGGTCTTGGCCGCTGCGTTCATTACGGTGCGCTGTACGCGCTCCTCCGGCGGGACAAGGTAAGCCTCCGGGACCTTGGAGATGTCGGTCACACGCCATTTCCAGTTGTCCCTGGCGCCAACGACGGCCCCATGCGAGCCCACGATCCTGAAGGGATCCTCGGCCGGCGGGACAACGATCGGCGGCGGCGCCGGCGGACTCTCGAGCCCGAGCCGCTTTGCCTCGGCTTCCAGCTCGAGCTGCTTTTCGCGCTGGGCACGCTCCGCCTCCTCGCGCTCGCGGCGGGCCGCTTCCTCCTTCGCCCGGCCGAAGGTAAGGATGGCCGCGGCAACAGCTTTGGCGCGTGCGCGCAGCTCGTTGATGCGTTCGTTGAAGCGCGCGTTGATCCGCTCGATCGTCTCGCGAGCGCCGCGCGTCGTCTCGAGCCTTTCTTCGTCGAGGCTCCTGATGAGCGATTGAACCTCGGCGTGGTATTGGCCGGCGACCCTCGCCTGATCGTCGCTCGTGATCGTGAGCAGGGTCCCACCGTGCGTTGCGAGCTGCACCGCGGCGTCGAGCAGCTCCATCGCGCTCGGCCGCTGCTCGACCTTGGTGAAGATAATCGGTAGCGCCTCAGTAGCCATGAAACATCTCCTTGTAGCGCCGAGCACGCTTGGCGGTCGGCTCAAATTCGTTGCCTGACTCTAACATCTCCAGGAACCGCGTCCCAAAGTCGCGCATTTTGTTCATGTAGGACTCCGGGACCAATACGGGCACGTCGAAGAACTGGAAATCTTCCTCCTCGCGCGGGTCGAAAGCTACAAAACGCCACGAAGGCAGCCCGGTTACAATCATGCCGAATACGCATTGATCGACGTGCTCATCGGGGCAACGCGCGCCGGACTCGATCCATTTGCGCACTACGCCTGGTGTCCATGGGCATTTCAGCTCCAGGCCGGCTATAGCTTTCTTTGCGCTCGGGTCGTAGATCACGCGGTCTGGGCTCACGACGGTATGTCGGAACCATAGCCCGTTCGTCTCATCGTGATAGGGCACGCATACCGGGTTGTCGAGGTCGAGCAGCGGGTGGCGATCCCACCACAGGGCGAGCGCGCGCTCCTCGTGCTGCTTGCCCCAGGCGAGCGGCTGCGGCGTATTCGGCGTCACGTTGTAGAACGGCGGCGGGTTACGCAGATCGCGCAGCATCCGGTTCCAGACCCGCGGGTTGCCTGTCATGAGGTCGCCGGCTAAGGACCCACTCAACTTACCTCGACGCATGGCGCCGTGTTCGGTGCGTTCCACGTGGAACCTACTCGACGGGCGGCTGTTGCTGCCGCTCGAGAAATTGCTTGGCCCGCTCGACCAGCGCGGCCTTGACCTCGTCGACGAGGCGCGCCGGGAGCTGGTCCATACTGCCGTAGCCCATCGCGGTCGCTTTCTTCACAAGCCACGACGTCGCGCGCTCGCTCTCGATCCCGAGATCCGTGAGCGCGGCGTGCAGCTCGAGCCGTTGCTCGTCGCTCACGAGCAGCTCGCCGGCCGGGTCGTCGGTCGGCTGTGTCTCGGGCTCGAAGCCGTCGTGCTTGTCCATGAGCTGGATGGCGTGCTCGACCTTGCCGCCGGCGTCGCGTGGCCAGTAGTTCGAGGCCCGACGGATCACGGCCTTGATCTCCATTTGGCTGCGGAAGTCGCCGCGCCACACCATGCCGCCCTTGGGATTCGGAACCCAAATAGACTTGCCGGCGTCGTCCTTGCCGCGCTTATGCGTCGCCACGAACTCGACCTTGAGCAGTGCCTCGCGGTCCATGTCGATCGTGATGCGCTCGCCGCTCGCGAGCTTCGCGATCACGTAAGCGTGCAGGGTGTCTCGCTTGCTGCGGTCGGGCGCCGCGGACTCCTCATGGAATAGCTGCGTGACGCCGTTCTCCGTCCACTTGCGATAGCGCGGGTCTCCTTCCTTGTGGAGCCCCGGCTGGATGCTCAAGATCGTCCCGCCTTGGTAGAACAGATGGCAAATCCCCTTGTAGCCAGGGGTGAACACGCAGGTTTTCCCGTAGGGCACCATGTAGGCGTGGCCAAGCGATGGCGACAGCGAGAGCCCGGAAGCGGCCAAATCGAGGAAGGCCAGGGTGACGGTATCGGGGTCGCAGGCGCGGAGGTTCTCGTCGGTTTGGAGCTTGCGCTCCAGGTAGCGACGCTCGACAGCGAGCTTGATGGCCCGGTCATAGCGCGAGCTGTTCCACTGCGCGACGAGCTTCTTGTCCGCGAGGCGTTCTTGGAAAATGGTGATTTGATTCATAGGCCGGCGATCTTACTGAGTCATTAGGCAAGATGCAACTACCTTGACAGCGCTGACCGCGTGAAGCATGATGCCCGACCCATGAGACTCGACTGGTTCCCGTTCTATTGGCGCGACTTCGACGACGGGACCCGTGAGATGACCAACGAGGAGGTCGGCGCGTATTGGCGCCTGCTGTACTACCAATGGCAGTACGGCTCCATTCCGGCAGACAAAGAGCTGGCCGCCAGGATCACCGGCGAGCGCTTCGACGATCGCACGTGGGCGCGTCTCCTGAGCAAGTTCGTCCCGGACAAATCCGTGCCCGGCGATCGGCTCGTGAACCTCCGAATGCAGGCCGTTCGCAGCTCCCAGGAGGCCCGCTACGGCCGACGCATCGAATCGGCACGCCTGAACGGACAGAAGGGCGGCTTGGCCCGCGCGGAACGCTTGCGCAGCTTGGCCGGTAGCGAACCGCTTAGCGAACCTGTAGCGAATGGCCAAGCGAATCGCCAGGCATCCGCTAAGCGAAATTCAAGCAGATTAAAGAGTAAGAAAGAAGAAGACAATAAGCCTACGGGTATCTCTAGCCTTGAAGGTAATACCAGCACTGACCTTAGAGGCGCGCGCGCAAGGCACGCGCCACCCGACTTCGATATTTCGGATGGAATCCGCACCTGGGCAGCGAAGGCGCTCCCCAGGGTCTCAGCCGAGAGCCTCGACCTGTGGATGCGCAAGGAACTGGAGAAGTTCAAGGACCATGAGTTCAACACGCCGAAGGGCAAACGGAGCTGGGAGGGCACCTTCCGCAACTGGCTGCGGCGCTGCCTCGAGATCGGCAACCTACCGGCCGGGACCTCGGCCCGGAGCGTCGACGAGGAGAAGCACCGCGCGGAGGTCTTGAAGACGGCGGCGATTTTCAACATGACTAGACAAGGCGGCGAGGAATGGGCCGCTTTCGAGGAGCGGGTGAATGAACGCAACAAGCGGAGGCTCGAGGCCCTTGGGAAATAAGCAAGCGACGAAGGAAATTCGCGCGGCCTGGATCGGGCACGTGCTCGGCGACGGCGGGCCGCGCTGCCCAGTGTGCGCCGCGGAGCCGATGCTCCGGCGGTACACGTTCACCGAGACGATGGCGCTCGCCATGATCTTTTTGCGCAACAACCGCGAGAAGACGGTCATACAGCTCCCGGAAGACTTCACGACCGGCGACTCGCTCGTGAAGCTCAGATTGTGGGGTTACGTGAACGACAGCCTAAGCATCGAGCTGACCGGACGCGGCGAAGCAGCGGTCAAGCTGATGCGCAAGATCCCGCGCACGTGCCAGACGATCAACGGCCGGCCGGTGGCGTTCTCAACTGAGGCAAAGCGCCTCAACGAGTACCTGAGCCAAAAGTACGACTACGACCAGCTCATGGGTGGCGCATGAATTTCCGCTACGCGGTCGACTTGAACGGTGCGCCGTCGGATTGGAGCGACACCAAGTTCAAGTCGCCCGAGGAGGCGCGCGCGTTCGCCTGGGGCCGGTTCGATGGTCCCGTGTGGACGGCCTGGGTCGAGCCGCTCAAGTACAGCGCGCAGCTCGCGAACCCCGACGTGCTCATCGCCGAGATGAAGGAACACGCGGCTTTGAACAACCGCAATACGTCGTGTTTCGACGAGCTGAGCCCGCGCGAGATCGAGGTCCTCGGGCTGATTCTCAGAAACGCCATTGACAACTGGGAGAGTTGGCTCCCCGAGCTGAAGCGCTCGACGGTCGTCAACATCTCGCACGTCACAAAGCACCAGCCGACATGAAGCGGCGGGAGGAGTTATGGCTGTGGGTTTTCTTCGTCGTGGGCGCCGCCGCCTGGCTGTGGGCCGCGTGGTGGGCGTGGGGAGTGTTCATCCGATGGCACCTGTGAACAAAAAGACCGACACGATTTGGCTCGACGTCGAGATTATCGCGCGGTCGAAGTTCGATAACGGCTGGAGGGTGATCGGCGATGACACGACTGCGGCGTGGGTCGACGACGATCGAATCATCGACTCCGAGGACGATCTTCGGATAGGCGTGCGCACCAAGATCGAGCTGACGATCAGCTACGCCGAATACTTGGGGCTCGCATGAGACGGAGCTATCACAACACGACGGGCTCCGGCGGCGGGACGCTCGACAAGTACGAGGCGAAAGCCAGGACCCAAGAGCTGGCGGTCTCGCGTTGGTTCGTAATGCACGCAGGCGACTACACGCCGTCCGAAGTGTGGGGCGCGGTGTTTACGCGCATGGTGCCGCTTACCTCGGTGCGCCGCGCCATGACCAACCTCACGAATGCGGGCGTGCTCGAGAAGACCGAGAAGCAGCGCGCCGGGCTCTATGGGCGCCCGGAATATGCGTGGCGGCTGAGCACGTCGCGCGCCCAGCAAGCGAGCCTGTTCACGTGAGCCGCGACAAGCCGGCAAGCGAGCGCGCCCCTCTTTGCCCGATCTGCAACACGAGGCACTGGGGCCGCGAGCCGCACGTGTTCAAGAAACGCGCGCCGCAGGAGAAGCCCAAGCGCAAATGGAAGCGGTAGCCGAGCCGACGAGCGAGCTATGTTTCCACGGGCCGGTGCGCGTTCACTCGTGGTCGGACACGTCCGCGCAGGGCTTCCGAGTCAAGCTCGAGCTGCTCGATGGCCGCGACGCACTCGCGCATTTCGAGGACGCCACCAGGCGCAGCAAAAAGCGCGCTGGGCAGCGCTACCGCGCCGTGTGGCAGGACAACGAGGGCCGCGCGCTCGCGGATATGCCGGCCGAGTGCTGGTTCTGCGGCGCGAATTGGAGCCACCAGTCGGGCGCGAGCATTGTTTTCACGGTCGACGACGAGGGCGCGCTCGCGATCCGCGCGCTCGGGATCACGGTCGACAGCGCGGACTCGGTCGAGGTTGTGCCGACGCTGTTCCTCGGGCTCGTGCAGCTCGACGACGACGAGAAGCCGGTCAACCAGCGCGAAGCGGCGCTCGTCGAGTTCGCCGAGGGGCTCGTCGGCGGGCCGAAGTCGAAGGCCGCGGCGATGCGCTGCCAAGAGGCCGAGTTTCAGCTATTCGTGGGCCGGCGACTCGGCATCGAGACGGCGAGCGTCGAGCAGTGCGATCGGTACATCAAAACGCACGTCGGGATCCACACGAAGCGGCTGCTCGACTACAACGACCCGACGACCGGCAAGCCGTTTTGGGACAAGTACGAGTTGCACGTAAATCGCCCGTATCTATCATGGCTCACCGGGAGGGCCGTCAGTGCACAGCCAGGCTAAGGGTGCGACCAAGGCCGAGAAGCAGCGGTTCCAGTACATCACCGAGCTGGGGTGCATAGCGTGTCGGCAGCTCGGGCTCACGCGCCACGCCGAGGTCCACCACATCGTCGAGGGCAACAAGCGGCTCGGGCATTCGTTCACGATCGGCCTGTGCCCGTGGCACCACCGCAGCGTGATCGAGATGGGCTCTTGCATGGCCGAATGGATTTATGGCCCGGCGCTCGGCGGAGACCACGCCAACAAGCGGGCGTTCTACAAGATTTTCGGCAGCGAGCGCGAGCTGCTCGAGAAGCAGAACGAGCTATTGCGGGTGCAGCGGCCGCGCCTCGAGGCGGCGCCGGCGTGAGCATCGGCGGGCACCAAAGCGCGGCGGCCAAGACTGAGACTTGGCTCACGCCGCCATACATTCTCGAGGCGCTCGGCGAGTTCGACCTCGACCCGTGTGCGGCTATGTGCCAGCCGTGGCAGACGGCGAAGCAGCAATTCACCGAGTGGGACGATGGTCTCAATCAGCCGTGGCGCGGGCGCGTGTGGCTCAATCCTCCGTATGGCGCTAAAACGGCGTGGTGGCTCAAGCGGCTCGCCGCGCACCGCAACGGGATCGCGCTGATATTCGCGCGCACCGAGACCGAGATGTTCTTCGAGCACGTATGGAGCGCGGCCGACGCGCTGTTCTTTTTCGAAGGGCGGCTGCATTTCCACTTCGCGAACGGGCAGCGCTCGCCGACCAACGCCGGCGGGCCGTCGGTGCTCGTCGCCTACGGCGCGCGCAACGCTGCGGCGCTCGAGACTTGCGGGCTCCCTGGGAAGTTCGTCCGGCTTTGCCGGCTCATCGAGGAACAGCCCGACGTGCCGGTGCCGCCAAAGCCGATCCCAGCGTTATGAGATACGGCCGCCGGCGCGACGGCAACCACGGCGACGTCGTCAACGAGCTTCGGAAGATCGGCTGCTCGGTCGCGGACACGAGCGCCGTGGGAGGCGGGTTTGGGGATCTCGTCGTGGCGCGCATCATGCCGACCGGCCGGCGCACGGTGTTGTTCGAGGTCAAGGACGAGACCGGCAAGAACCGTCTCGAGGAGTCGCAAGCCGAGTTCCGCAAGACGTGGCTTGGGGAATACTACGTCGTGCGCTCGCCGGCCGAAGCGGTCGCGATCATGCTCTCGCTGGAGCGCTCAAAGTCGGCCCAGGCTGCCGGGATGGTCCCGAACGGCCCGCGCTTGCGTTGACCCTTCCCCCAGTACCAGCCATTGCCCATGTAGCAGAGCCCAGGCGGGCGGCCCGGAGTTGGAACGATCCCGCTCGGCTGAAACTCGGGCTCGCTTGAGTCGATCACGAGTCGAGCCCCTCGATGATGTTGTCGAGCGTGTCCAGCTCGTCGGCTAGTTGCTGCTCTTTCTCCGCCCACAGGTCCGTGTCGCGCAACTCCGTGACGTTGTGGCGGATCAGCTCGGCGATGACCCGCGGCTCGAGCGCGTCCAGCTCCCAGCTCTCGTCGCCGAACTTCCTCAAGTAGCCGGCGAAGCGGCTGTCTGTGCTCTTGGCGGGATTCGGTGGCGGCTTGTACAGCTCGACTTGGTCCATATTGAGCGCGAGCCTGCGCACTTCAACGACGTCTTCAACGTCGTGGCCGCGGCTACCGATGAACAACGTCAGCCGGTCAAGGTTGTCGCGGGTCATGTCGATGCCGGAGGGGTCATGGTCGCCGAAGTGCAGAATCGTGGTGCGCTGCTCGCAGTTCTCGAACTTCTCGAGGATCCGACGGTAGGCGCGCCACTGCTCGGACTGGCTCACGTAGCCTCGGCACGCTAGGTATGGGACATCGAGCTTGCGGCAGGTCGGTTGCACGACGCCGATGAGGGCCTCTTTCTCGACCCATACCTCGACGCGCTCAGGCTGGTTGTCCCACATCGCAATGCGATACTGCGAGCGTAGCGCCTCAATGCCGTCCTTCGGGCTGTTCCAGTGTGAGTTTTGCTCCATGCCGCGGGTGCGATCCTCGATCGCCTCCCAGTCGACAAGTCCCGCGAGCCGCGCGTCGTTGATGATCGAGCCCAGCGTCTTGTAGGACTTCTGGCTGTTTTCGATCAGGCCGCGCGCGACGAACTGGTAGTACAACTGGCGCAACGTCAGCGTGAAGCCTTGCGCCGAGTACGCTTCGATGATCTCGTTCGCCTGCTCGATGCGCTCGAGCGAGGTAGCGGAGAAGTTGCGAGAGATAAACGCTTCAACTGGCATGGTCTATCCTCGGTTGTTGCGTCTCGCGAGCTTCTGCGCTTTGCGCTTGGCCTTGCGCTTGTCGATGCCGCTCTGTCGTGGAGGGTTCCACCGCGTTGCCGGTTTCGGCGCCGGCGGGAAGCCCGCTATGAGAGCGGCCGCGATGGCTGCGCGCGCCGTCGGCTTGGAGCTTCGATCGAATAAGTTACCCATGTCTTGCGATCTCCTCGGCCGCCTCTGCGGCCCGTTTTGCACCATTGAAGCCGGCGCGCTGAGCGACGCATACGCCGTCCTTGACGACGTCCCAGCAGCTCTCGTGCCGGTGGTAAATCTCGTGCCCGGCGTGCCGCGTCGGGCGCGCCGAGGTCGTGTAAAACGCCGGCCCGTAACGGGCGTCGCGCGGGTCGTGCCACGGGTTGCGGTAGGAAACTTCCGCCGCTTTGGCCATGGCGCTTTCGTATCTCGCGCGGCTGATCTCGTCGAGGCTTTCCGCGTAGGCGCGCTCTCTGGCGTTCATCGCTTGTTTCTCCGCGTGAGTTGCTTGCCGAGCCGCCGGCCCTCACCCATATCTAGGCCGCGTATCATCTCGGCGAGATGAACGCCAGCCGGCAGCGGCGTATGAAAAACGCAGACTGGCTCCCACCCGCGCCGAATCCGGTGGTTTTTGAGAGCCGCGTCACGATGAACGATCGCCCAAAGTGATTGCATGAGCGGGCCATCGTCCGAGTCAACGATCACGATGAATTTGCCGAATACAAAGTGCCGCCCTTCGATCCGGTTCATGCGGCCCCCTTGTTGAGCGTGTTCGCGATCTCCTCGGCCGCCCACTTGGCGTTACCCGTCAAGTGCCGCTGCCAAGCTCCGGCCGTCGGCGACCAGCGGAAGCCTCGGCCCTTGAGCGCGGCCCGAACCTCGTAGCTCGGCTTGCCGGGGAAGAACATCTGGAGCCGGTTCTCGCTCACGTTCTCGACGATCCGCACCGCGCCGATCACCGTTTCGCTGGTGGCGACGCCGTTGGGAGCCTCGGCTTCCAGGGCCTCGCGCACCTTCGCCCGCGCCTCGAGGTCGGCGATGCGCCCCTCGATCCGCCGGATATTGGCGCCGATGTTCTGTAGGCTGTAGCCCTCGAACGGCCCCTTTTGGAAGCTGTACTCGGGCTTCCAGGTCACGGCGCGCCGCATGGCTGCGATGGCCTGATCGTTGATCTCGATGCCGCCGACCGCAAACAGCAAGTCGACGAGATCCTCGTTGGTCACGTCTTCTCGCGCCAAGCCGCGCTTGACGGCGAGCCGGTAGCCCTTGTTGAGCCCCTTCATCATGTCGCGGCTGGCCACCTTTTCGGCCAGCTCGGCCCGCAGCTTCGTGACCGCGTCCGGGTCATCGCTGCTGATACCGCCGGTGCCGATCGCCGCGGCGCGTCGCGCGAGTTCCTGGGCTCGCTTGTCGGCCTCGACGGCCTTGCCCAAGTGATTCCAGGACTTGTCGACCGCGCGTCGATGTCGGCCCTCGGAGTGATGGCCGACCAAGATCGGCTGTCCGAAGGGAATGCCGGCGACGGCGTCGCGGCTCGAGCGGTGGTATGCGTCCGACTCGGCGCTCGCTCGGCTGGCCGCGGCTTCGAGCCGCTCCCGCTTCGCTTCCTGTTTCAGTTCGTACTCGTTCATGCGGCCTCCTTCGCCACTCGTGCCCGCCATTCTCGGTCCCAATCAGTTTCGGGAGCGTCGAGCAGCGCGAGCCACTCGGCCGGGAAATCGTAGTAGTTCGGCCCCATGTCCGACGACATGAGCTTGGTGCCGAAGTTGAACCGGCCGGGCTTGTACTCGTAGAGCACCACGAGCCCGAACCGCTTGCCCTCGCCATTGCGCACGACGCCGTAAGCGACCTTCTGCCCGTCATAGCCGGGCTTGTTGTCGACGTAGCGCTCGATCACGAGGGGCTCAAGCTCCTCGGCGATCATCGCTCGAGGCGTCTTGCCTTCGCTCGGTCTGAATGTCCATCCCATAACTTTCTCCTTCCTACGTGCCTACTGTAGCTTAGTGATTAGGTAGTGTCAACTGCTTTCTTGCTGCCCTTGCGGACCTCGGCGACAATCGCACCCTTGAGCGCGATCGAGCGCTGGGTCTTGTTGGCGACCGCTTGCCTGCCGATCGTCTCAGCCAGCGTGTCGTCGTCGATGACGAACTCGACGTCGGTCTCGAATGACCCGTTTCCGAGCTGCGTCAGGACTCGTTTCGTGAATCGCAGCATCACTCCCCCTTCCGGTAGTCGCCGACAATCTGTGCGCGGCGCGCGTCGAGATAGGTCACGTTGCCCTCGTTGCCGGGCTCGCTGTAGTAGAACCCCTTGACGGCCTTGGGGCCGCCGTTGAGCTTCGCGACCTCGGCCGAGTAGGTGTTCGCGTCGAACGGCCGGAAGCCTTGGTTGAACTTCATGTCCTTGAGTCGGACGCGCTCGACCGCGACGAAGTCGCCGCCGACCATGAGCTTGCCTTTCTCCTCGGCCGGCTCGATCGTCTCGAGGAGCTGCTCGATAGTGACCGGCTTACCGTCCTTCGAGCGGATCACGAACGTCGCGCCCTGGATATAGCTGCCGCAGCCGCGCGAGACCATCGCGCCGCCGGCGGAGACTTGCTCGAGGTCGAACAGCGTGGCCATGAGGTTCGCTTCCTCGCCCGACAGCCCCGAGACGCTCGAGACCACGAACTTGCCGAACATCACGACCGACTTACCGTCGGGGATCGCGAGCCACACGGTATCGCCGTATTCCATCTTTTTGAGCGCCGTGCGCGAGACTCGGCGCGTGATGCCGAAGGTCTTGGCCTCTTTTTCGAAGCTGGCTGCGCTATAATAAGACCTGCCAACCATATGTATCCAATGAGTCATGAACTTACCTCTTGATCTACCTACCAAGTTTTGGGCTAGAGTCGATGTCATTCAAGACAGCGATTCGTGCTGGAATTGGACGTTGTCCTGCAAGACTCACTGCAAAGCCGGGCACGAACTCGCTGGCCGGAATCTCGTGGCTTTGCAATGTGGGGAAAGGCGCTGCCGAATCTGCGCGAATCGTAACGCCCGCAAGCACTATCACAAGCGTGCCTCCTGGCGCGCGATCTCCTCGACCACGTCTGCGGCCGGGAGATCGGCGCCTTCACGTTGAACAAAATCCCGAGCGCGGCGCACCGCGCGGAGGGTGTCGAAGCCTCGGGCCTCGAGGCCGACCACGATCAAGTGCAGGTAGTGGCGCGTGTCTTTGACGTTCATGCTGCCCTCTTGAGCATCTCGAGCGGCACCGCAACCTCGACCGGGCCGCCGCCGCACGACCGACCGTCGAGCGCGTTGTCCTGGCCCTTCAGCGCTTCCGCCTTGGCCTTGAACTCCTCGAGCCGATCGAGCCGAACCTTGAAGCTGCCATCCACGACGTCGTTCACGACTGCCCACTGATTCCAGGCGAACTTCCGACCGAGGCCGACTGTCGTGTTGCTCGAGGGGAACCGATCCGCGTTCTTGACCAGGTTCTCCCACGAGTCGCCGAACTCGATCGCGTCGAACCGGCTATGCCGGCCAGTGAGCGCGTTCCGCTCGATCGCGAGCGCGTTCTCGAATAGCTCAGGGTGATTGCCAGCGAGCCAGTACAGTTCCCACTTTTGGGACGCTGGGCAGAAGTAGCACGCCGACTTCACCGGGACCCACTCGGGGCCTAGGCTCTCGACGATTGCCTTGACGCACTCGGCCCGTGTCCAGCCCAAGAGCTGGAGCGGGTAGATGTAATCGAAATCAGCGTCGGAGCCCTTCAGATTCTTGGACCGTCTGAGGTCCGCCTTGCCAGCGTCGTAGCCGATCAGCTTGACGATCCGCTCGCCGGCCGCCTGGGTCTCGACCCACAGCGAATGGGGCGCGCACGCATTCGGGCCGCTCTTGACGCCCTTGAGGAAGTTGTCCTGCGGCGCCTGCTTCCACTTGATCGAGCACGACTTCATGCCGAACGCCAGCGAAGGCAGGGTCTCGTTGTCGAGGCAGTTGCCGGCGAGATCCGAGTAGCTCGTGCTCTCGAGGGTCTTGTGCCGGACCACTGAAACGGGCGGGAACCCCCACGACTCGATCAAGGTGCTCATGGCTTTGACATGGGCATAAGTCTCGGGCTTCTCGCCGCCGGTATCGGCAAAACTCACGATCGCGGGAACGAGCCCCGCGTCGTGAAGCGCTACCAGCATGGCCGTCGAATCAACTCCGCCGCCGAAGCACACAACGAACTTGCGGCCGGCGAGCGCCTTCCGCAGCTTGGCGATTTGGAGGTCGTGGAGCGTCTTGGTCATTTGGGTTTTCTCTCTCTAGGGCTCCAGACTACCTTAGTGGCTAAGCCTTGTCAAGAGGTTTCGGTATCCTCGCCGGGGTCGACGTAGGGCCGATCGAGGATCCGGCGCCCGCCGGCGGGCCGGCAAGCTGCGGGGCTCGAGAAATCGAGGCCGGCGTTGCGCGCGCTCGCGGTCAGCTCGGCCAGGCTCAAGCCTCCGAACTTCGCGAGCAGATACATGAACGTCGCGAGGAACTCGCGCCCGTGAATGGCGACGTTCCGCGTGTGGAGCCGATCGGTAATCCAATGCGCGCACTCGTGGAGCGCGACGACCTGAATCCGCGCCCACTTGGGCAGCGTCAGCGCATACTGGCCGACGATCCATCCGGCATTGCTGCGGCCGCGGCCGTCCTTCACGCGCGGCGCGACGGCGCCATAGTGGCGCGCGACTTTCGCCACGAGCTTCTCGACCTGCTTGAGCGTGAGCGGCGACTGGCCAACGTGGAAGTCGCGCTCCCAGCGGTATAGCCGCTCGCGTTGCGTGTCGCGTGGCCGCATCCGCTTGCCGTAGACCCTCATGACGAGGCCCACCCGAAAAAGAGCCACTCGTCGCCGCCGAGCTTGATGCAGCCGGCCGGCCCCCACTTGTCGTCAATTCGCTCGTCGTCGTCCGCGATGAGCTTCGCGGCGTACTTGCGTGCATCCTCGCCGGCCGGGACCTCGATCACGGTGAACTCGTGCTTCTCGGCGATCGTGCCGGTATAGCCGCCGTGCCCGTGCTCCCAACGTGCGTCATCGCGCGCACCATTGAAAGCGTCGCGCGCGTTCGAGCCTTTGGCCCGGACAAAAAACGTGTTAGCGCCCATTTTCTTGCTCCTTCAGTACGCGGCGCGCGCAGGCGGAGCCGAACGGGAATCCGCCCTGGCTGACATGCCCCTCCGGCAGCGCGCCTGGTTTTCGATACAAGCCGTCGGTGTTGGACAGCTCGAGCCACACGATGCGCTCGCGCTTCAGCCACTCGCCGCACCGTTCGCAGCGCAGCTCGCAAAGCGCCTCCTCGTGCTCCATGTTGGCCGGCATCTTCTTCAAGCAGCGACGGCATTTCACCTGGCGCCAGTCGCGTGTTTTGAGCGACCGAGCGCTCGCGCCGCATACCGGCCTCGTAGCGCGCGAAAGCTCTGTAGCGAAGTGCAATTTCGGTTTCGGAGAATTGAGCGGATGGCCAGTCACATGACCTCCGAGAGCTTGTGCCCGTGGTAGTGCAAGTCCCGCTCGATCCCGAGCCCGAACGGCCCTTCGATCTCTTTGAGGTTCCCGAGCATCACGTAGCCCAGCTCGTCGTTGTGATCGCCGAAGATGCTGGCGAACCCGAACAGGTGCCAGTCGCTCGCGGTCTCGATCTCGGTCGGGTCACCGTTCGCGTCGACCGGCATCCCCTCCGTGATGTACCACTTGCTCCGGCCCCACGGCGCGAAGAACTTGACGATGATCTCGGCATCGGCGCTGCCGCCGTCCGCGGCCGACTTCTCGTAGGCCGCTTTCAGTTTCGTTGCGATCTCTTTGGTCAGTAGTTTCATGGGTTTCTCCTCTCTACGCCTCCAAAGATACCCGAGTCACTAAGCTCTGTCAAGTGGTTTGTGCAAAGGATTGCAGGAGGTCGGGCGGGAGCTGTCGCCGGTACTTCGTCACGAGCTTGCGGCCGAGGGCGGCCTGCTTGTTCGTGAGCCGGATGGCGTGCGCGAGCGACTTGCCGATGTTGGTGTCGAGCTTGTTGAAGCCGACGCCGTCGATCTGCCGCGCGCCGTCGCACATGCCGGCGAGCATCTGGAGCCCCAGGTGGATTGCTGCGCGCTGTGGCTCGGTGAACTCTGGCGCTTCCTCGATCTCTCGCCGGCTGATCGTGACGCTCGACTGCGTCGGAATGATCGACTCTCTGGCCGCCGGCGAGGTCACGGGATCATCGAGCGCCTTGTCGATCGCGTCCTGCTTCTCGACGAGCCGCTTGGCCATGGTCGCGTCGAGCGAGCCCTCGAGCACCAAGTGTTGCACGAGCACGCTGTCGTGCTGGCCGATCCGGTGCGCCCGGTCTTCGGCCTGGCTCACGTTGCCGGGCACCCAGTCCAGCTCGGCGAACACGACCCGCGTCGCCGCGGTCAGCGTGATGCCGACGCCGGCCGCCTCGATCTGGCCGACGAACACGCGGCACGCCTCGTCGCTCTGGAAGCGCTCGACTTCGGCTTGCTTATCCTCGGCCGCCATGCCGCCCCAAATCAGCGCCGAATGCTCGAAGTGATCGTGCAGCGCCTTGAGCACGTCGCGGTGGTGCGCGAACACGAGCAGCTTGTGGCCTTCCTCGAGGATGCCCTCGATGTGGGCGATGACGTCCGGGACCTTGGCGATGGCCGTTTGGTGTCTCAAGAGCGCGATCTGCGTGAAGGCAGCCGACACGCCGCGGTTCAGCTCCTCGACGGCCTGCTCGTAACCCTCCTGGTTGTCGGCGACCTTGGCGATCTCGACGCGGGCCTTGAGGACCTCGAGGACCTCCTCGGCCGCGGCGAGCGCTGCGATCTCGGCTTCGACGACGTGACGTGTCTCCGGCCCGACCGGGACCTCGATGACTTGCCGCCGCTTCGCGGGCAGCTCCTTGAGCACGTCCCGCTTGAGCCGCCGGACCATGATCGTCGAGCGGAGCCGCTGCTGTAGCTCGCCCAGGTGGGCGGTGCCGAAAGCGTAGCGGTAGCGATACTGTCGCTCGTTCTCGAACTCGATCGGGTCGAGGTCCTTGAAGATCGGCAGCCCTTCCATGACTCGGTTGGGGATCGGCGTCCCGGTCGCGTGTGCCTTCATGGGCGCGCCGATCGAGAGCGCGGCCAGCGTCCGCTTGGCCTTTGGATTCTTGAGCTTGTGGGCCTCGTCGCAGACTCGATAGTGCCACTCACCCGTGAGCAGCTCGTCGAGCCAGTGGTAGATGATCGCGTAGTTGACGATCACAATTCGGTGATGCGCCGGCCGGCTCAGTACGTGCCGAATCAGGCCGGGGTATGGCTTCGTGCCCGAGAGAATCGTGATCTCGTGATCGTTGACGAGCCAGCGCTGTAGCTCGTTGCGCCAGTTGATCGTGAGCGAGGCCGGGACCGCGATCACGATGTTGCGCAGCTCGGGCCTGGCGTTGATGACGCCGATGATCTGGATGGTCTTGCCGAGCCCCTGCTCGTCGCCGAACAGCGTAGCCTTGCGCGAGAGCGCGAAGTGGATGCCGGCCTTTTGGAACGGCATGTAGTCGTAGCCGAGCTGCTTGCACATCTCGGACAGCGGGTACTCGGCTTCGATCGCTTCCGCGACTGAGGCCGCGACCGACGATGCTCGAGCGGCCTGCTCCTCCTCGGGGAGCTTCTGCCACCAAGTGAGCGACCATTCGCCGGTGCTGTCGTCCTTGCGAGGCGAGATGCCGGCGGCCTTGAGCGCGTCCTTGTTGGCGCGCCACATCGACCAAAAGTCGGGCGGGATCTTGCGAGCCTCGCGCTTGATGCGCGGGCCGAACTTGGTTTGCGTGCGCTGCGGCTGGCCCCAGCTCGCGAGCGTCTCGAGATTCAGCTCGACGGGCGCGATGTCGACGGTTTTGACTTCGTCAGTCATTACCCTTGTCCTCATAAGCCGCGTAGAGCCGCTCGAGCCCTTCCCGCGCAGCCGCGGCGCCTTCGAAGTCGCCGGCCGCCTCAAGTTCTTCGATCGTGGCGCTCAACGCGGAGCGCATTTTCTCGAACCGGACCTGTCTGCTTTCTGCCATTTCCTTTCTCCTCTTTACGGGTGCAGCATAGCACAGTGACTAAGAGCTTGTCAACGGCCTGATAGATGCTTATAGTGCGGCCTTTCGTCCAACCACCAGGGGAGCCGCTTTTATGCCCGAGCCTGACCAAAACCTCATATTGCCGGACGCCTTGCCGGTCGAACCGCGAGCCCCGACGCCGGCGCTCAACGTGCTATCCGTGCTGCGGGGTGGCCATGTGTTCGATCTCTTGAGCCTCGAGTTCCAGCGCGCCGTGCTCGCGCTCGAGGCCGCCGGCGATCCCAAGGCCAAGGCGAAGGTCAAGATCGAGGTCACGCTCGCGAAGCACCCGAAGAAGCTCAACACGCTCTTTGTCTCGACCGACATCGACTCGAAGCTCCCGCCCGAGGACATCGACTCGGACATCTTGTTCTACGACGAGACCACGGGCGAGCTGATGACGCGCAACCCGAACCAGCGGGAGATGTTCGAAGGGCCGCAGGGATAGACTCAGGGCCGGCAGCGCCCGGTGGAGCGCCAGGATACCCGGCGCACAAACACCGAAGCTGAAGCCGTGCCGGGGAACAAAGGTCGTAAAGCAACTTAATGGGGTTGACCGCCCCGAGCCCCGGCGCGCAATGATTTGAAAACAAAGGGGAATCTCATGTTGAAGGAAGCGATGCAATTTCTGATGGGCCAGACGCACACGCTCATACCTGGGGCGTCGGTTGGCAGTGTGGCCGACCTGATCGTGCTCGGGGATGGCCAGACCCTCGAGAGCCTCGAGGAGCATCTGCCGGCGCCGACCGCGGTGCGCCGGCGCGTGGTCGCGCAGTCGGCCGCTTCGCTGGTCTCCTACGTCAATCGGTTCGCGAATGCCGACACGTCGATCTACCTCGATTTCAAGACGCCGGAGTTTACGGCCGTGATCGACCACCACGGTGCGGTGCCGACGTGGGGCAAGCATCAAGTCGTATTCCGGCCGGAGCTGTCGCTCGAGATGAAGGCGTGGCTCGACTTCAGCGCTGCGGCGTTCAATCACCGAAAGCTGCTCGAGTTCATGGAGCGCCACGCGGCCGATTGCCACGAACCGGGGGAGCGCGAGATACTGCAATTCGCGCATAACTTCGAGGCGGTCGAGAAGCACACATATCAGTCGTCGCGCAACCTCGACAATGGCCACGTGGAACTGACGTATATCAAGGGCTCAGCGACCAACAAGGTCACGTTCCCGCACGCGCTCAAGCTGTGGATCCCGGTGCACGAGAACGAGCCCGAGCAATTCATCGACGGCCGCCTCGGCTATTCCACGAACGAGGGCGACGTGAAGTTCAACTTCCGATTCGTGCTCGACCCCGTGCGCATCCGGCGCGATGCGTTGCGCAAGATGGCCGAGGAGATTGGCACCAGCGCGAAAGTGGGGCATCTCTACGAGGCCATGCTCGGGCTCCCGACGTGATGCGCTGCCCGCGAGAGTGGGAGATTTACCGCGACCAACGTCTAGGCCGGGGCGACACATGCAACGGCGCACTTCGCTTGCCGGCGCGCAACATGCAGATTATTTTCTCGAATGGCATGGGTTGGGAACACGTTTCAGTGTCGTGCAAGACGCGCTGCCCGAGCTGGGAAGAAATGGCCGAGATCAAGCGACGCTTTTGGCAGCCGGATGACGTCGTGATGCAACTCCACGTGGCGGACAAGGATCACATCAACTGCCATCCGTTTTGTCTCCACTTGTGGCGGCCATTGGATGCGCAAATACCTGTGCCGCCGGGGATTATGGTCGGGCCGCATGTCGCAGCGTAAACCCATCGCAGCGCTGCTCGAGGAGGTCACGCGGCCGCCGCCGCCCAAGCGTCCGCCGGAGCGCAAGCGAAAGAAGAAGCTCCAACTCCGCCGCGGGCCACCTGTCGTGAAGCGCAAGCAGCTCGATCTCGAGGAGGAGATGATCCGGCGTTTCTGCCATGCGCTCCTATTCGAGTGCGGGTTCAACGCCACAGACGCATATCTCAAGGTCGATCCGACGGTTACGCGCGGGAGTGCGGGCACTATAGCCGCCCGCCTGTTGAGGAGTGTTCGGGTCCAAAGCAAGCTCGCCGAAATTATTAATACCGCCAAAGCGCGAGACGGGCTCGACCAAGCCAAGATCATCGCCATTTGGAACGCCATGAGCGATGCGAATATCCTCGACTACTACGACGAAGACAAAGACGGCCGGCTCGTGCTCACGAAGCTCAAAAGGCTGCCGATCGAGAAGCAGCAGAACATCGCACAGATCGAAGTCACAACGGACACGATCAACGACATGACCGTTCAGCAGCGCGTGAAGCTCAAGCTCATCGACCGCAAGAGCGTGACCGATTCCATGGCGCGCGCGGCGGGCATGTTCGGCGATCTCGGTAAGCCGCCCGAGGACGACGGTGACATCGCGAAGGCGATCGAGGAAGGCTTCGAGCGCGTCCGCAAAGCAATGGGCGGCAAGACGTTCGACGGCAAGACCGGCGAGGAGGTCATTGATGTCTGACACACCGACGCTCACGCGCCGCGGGTTCCTGTTCGGAGCCGGCGCCGTAGCGATCATGAGCGGGGCGATGCCGCTCTCGCAGGCGATCGAGGCTGTGTTCAAAGAGCCGCAGATCGAGGCCGTCAAGCACGTCGGGCGCATCGTGCGCGTTGCTGGCTCGGGGGCGCTCGGCGATGGGCTCATCGTTGCCGCGCCGGGTTCACGAGTGGCGGCCGACATTCTCACGAGCGGCTACTACGGGCCGACGGTATACCCAGGGACGCCGATCCGCGAGGCGCTCGCGACGATTCGTGGCGAGTCAACAATCTTCGTGCCGGACTTCATGCGCCGGCGTCTCGAGATCGCGGAGCTGGCGCTCGAGGATCCCGAGCTGGCCGGCGTGATCGAGTACGCGCAGGCCATGGTGCGCGGGCGCGGCCGGAGGATCATCACACTATGACAACCTTGGCCGAGCAGATCGCGTGCGTGCAGCGTGAGATTCAGATGCGCCAGCGGGTCTATCCGGGGCTCATCGACCGACGCAAGATGCGGCCCGAGGCAGCCGATCGCGAGATCGAGACCATGGTCGACGTCGAGCGCTCGCTCGTCATACTCCAGCAGATTGCCGCGGGGCTGCCGCAACACGAGAAAACGGCGGAATTGCTCAAGGAGATGGGGCTCGCGTGAGTACCGGAATGCGTTGCTACTGCGGCGGCAATACGTGTGTCATCGACACGCGACCGCAAACGAACATGCGCGTGCGGCGCCGGCGCAAGTGCCGCAAATGCGGCGCGCGGTTCTCGACGGTCGAGGTCGAGGCGCGCACGCTGACCGCGCTCATCAAATGCCGGGACGCGCTCGATCGGCTTTACTTTGACCGCGCCAAATGGGGGCGCCGAGTGGAGGATCATGGAGATATTCGAGTGGCACGTTGAGAGCCGCCCGTACTACGGGGATGGCGTCCAAGTGTGGGCTTTCCGGCAGGTCGGCGACTACCGTGAGCACCTTGCGTCGATGCTCGCCGTGCAGCGCATCGAGAAGCACCAGATGTACGAAGGCGGCCCGACGTTCAAGCTCACGTCCGGCGAGGCGCAGCAGCTCATGAACGGGCTCTGGCAAGCGGGTTTGCGGCCTCGCGACGGTGCCGGCTCGCTCGCGCACGTGGACGCGCAGAAGGCCCATCTCGAGGACATGCGCCGGCTCGTGTTCGACGCGAAGCCATGAAGAACGTCAAAACCCGCGACTTCGGCGGTAAGCTCTCGCCCTCTCAGGTGCTCATCGACGTGATGCAATACACCGACGAGGCTAAGACGCTCGTGGTCGTGTTCATCGACAAGGACGATTGCATCAACACCGCATGGGCCGATGGTGCGCTCTCGCAGCGCGTCGGGCTCTGCGACATCGCGAAGCACCGCATGATCGACCTTGCCTGGCGAGATGAAGAAGCCAAGTGAGCGCCGCGGCCGGCTGATCGAGTTCCGTCTTGGTCACCGCATGGCTGAGGCCGGCGAGAAGCTCGACCCCAACGCTTCGAAGACCTGGCAGCTCGGCTACAACTACGCGCGCCGCACGCTCGCGATGCGGGCCTGGTCGCACAAGCACAATCGCGCCTACGTCTTCGACGGCCCGTTCCCGGCCGAGGATCCGCTGCCCGAGTCGCCGGCCCAGGTCGAGCTATGGCTCAAGTCAAACGAGAGGCTGCTCGTAGCGATTGGCTTAGCGAATCCCTAGCGAACTTGTAGCGAACCGCTTAGCGGATGCCTAGCGAATCAGGTGGCGAATCGCTACAATGCGCGCCCATGCGTGTCTACATCGTCACTGGCAACCGTCGGCAGTTCCACGACTGCGTCCGCAAGCTCGGGCTGCACGAGGCGGCCGCGGTCTACGTAGAGCGCGTCGAGGATCTCGAGGCCGACGGCTTCGTGGTGCTGTACGGCGACTATGCGCGCAACCCCGCGGCGCCGGCTGCGGAGCGTTTGCAGCGCGCGCGGCGCGCAGCGTAGACACTAAGCGCTGATTGCGTACACTGCGGCTCGTGGCCGCGGTTCTTAAACCCCCGCTCGTCGAGGCGATCCTCAAATACTCGCACGACCCGTATGGGTTCGTGATGTTCGTGTTCCCGTGGGGCAAGGCGGGCACGTCGCTCGAGAAAGAGACCGGCCCCGACGTGTGGCAGACGACGGTGCTCAGGCTCATCGAGCAGGCGCTCAAGCGCAAGGGCGTGTTCGCCGCGGTCGCGCGCGCGGCTTTGCGTCTCGCGGTCTCCTCGGGGCACGGTGTCGGGAAGACCGCGCTCGTCGCGTGGCTCGTGCTGTGGTTCATCTCGACGCGCCCCAACCCGCAGATCGTCGTCACGGCCAACACCAAGACGCAGCTCACGACGAAGACCTGGCGCGAGCTGGCCAAGTGGCACGAGCTGGCCGTCCACAAGCACTGGTTCGATTGGTCGGCGACCCAGTTCAAGATGAAGCACCGGCCGGCTACGTGGTTTGCGACCGCGGTGCCGTGGTCCGAGCACAACGCCACCGCGTTCGCCGGCACGCACGAGCGCCACGTGCTGCTCATCTTCGACGAGGCGAGCGAGATCTCGGACCTGATTTGGGAGACGGCCGAAGGCGCCATGAGCACGGGCTCCGATGACGGCAACACCGCTATCTGGCTCGCGTTCGGCAACCCGACGGTGAACACGGGCCGCTTCCGGCAGTGCTGGACCAAGTTCCGCCGCTGGTGGGTCACGCTCAACGTCGACGCTCGGCAGGCCAAGAAGGCCGACAAGCAGTGGATCAAGGAGATCATCGACGCTTGGGGCGAGGACCACGACTACACGCGCGTTCGCGTCAAGGGCGAGTTCCCGCGCGTCGGCGCCCGGCAATTCATCGGCAACGATCTCGTCGAGGAGGCGATTGCCCGCACGATCGACGAGCGCACGATCCCGGCCTCGATCCCGAAGCTCATGGGCGTCGACGTCGCGCGCCAGGGCACGAATCAGACCGTCATCACGCGCCGGCGCGGCCGCAAGCTCTACAAGGAAATCATCAAGCTGCGCGTCCCGGATCTCATGCAGGTCGCCAACGCCGTCGGCCACGAGATCAACGAGTGGAGCCCCGACGTCGTGTTCATCGACGCGACCGGCATGGGCGCGGGCGTGTTCGATCGGCTCGTGCAGCTCGGCTATACCAACGTGGTCGCGGTCTACTCGGGCGATCAGAAGTCCGTGAGCCAGCCCGAAGTGCACTACAACGTGCGCATCGAGATGTGGGCGCGCATGAAGGAGTGGCTCAAGACCGCCGACATTCCCGACGACCGCGAGCTATCCGAGGACCTCATCGGCCCCGAGCTGCACTACGACGACAAGATGCGAATGCGGCTCGAGCGCAAGCAGGACATGGAGAAGCGCGGCTTGCCGTCGCCGGACACGGCTGACTCGGTCGCGCTCACGTTCGCATTCCCCGTGCCGCTCAAGCCGACCGACGAGGGCTCCATGCAGCAGACCGAGCCCGAGGTCGCATGAGCCGGTTACCACCATCCGGTGCCGCTTTACGGAGACGGCGGATTCACCGGCGCCACACGCCGCTGCGCGCGCAGCGGGGGAATCATGCCGGCTATGGAGCCGTGGGCCGACCAGCCCGCGTCGCAAAGAGCCGCGGGCCGGGACTGCCCAATGGTCACGAAGGGTAGCATAGGACTTAGTGACTGTGATAGAGTGCGCAAACTATGGCACGTGTCATCGGGCTCGACCCGCTCAACAACGAGGAGCTGCGCCGCATCCGCTCGCAGTACCATCTATCGCGCAAGACGATCGCGACGATCTGCGGCGTCTCGGAGTCGCTCGTCGACCTGTGGCTCCTGCCGCCGGGCAACAAGGTTTTCCAGGCCATGCCCGAGAAGTCCATGCGCCTCCTGAAGCTCGAGCTGGGGCTCGTCGCGTCGAGCTTCCTGCACGTGCGCGAGCAGGGCGAGAAGTTCAAGGCGAAGCTACTCGGTGTCGCGTAAGGCCGATTATGTTCGGCAGCAACCGCAGTCGAGGCCGCACGCTTGCCACTGGCCCGGCTGCGGCCGGCAAGTCCCGCCCGCGATGTGGGGCTGCAAGCAGCACTGGTTCAAGCTCCCGAAGTACCTCCGCGACCGCATCTGGCGCGCCTACCGGCCGGGGCAAGAGCAGGACCTCGACCCCTCGAAGGAATACGTCGAAGCGGCCCAGGCCGTCCAAGCGTGGATCCTCGAGCATGGCGGGTAGCATCCAAGGATGGCGCTGATGCAGACCGAGGCCGACGTGTTCACGCTCGAGAAGCTCCGCGCCGCACGTAAGAAGCTCGAGGGCGCGCGCCGTTGGTCCGACTTCGTGTACGTTATGCCGCCCAAGCTGTTCGATCGGGCCGTCGAGATCGGCGTGCTGCGCGCCGACGACGCGATTCAACGCAACGCCGAAAGCGTCGTGATCGACGTTCGCTGCCTCGACCGACTCCCATCTCTCGAAAGAATCCCATGACCATCGAAGCGCATCAACGCAAAATTCGCCTCGCGATGCACCGACTCAACAAGGCGCTCGAGGATGCCGGGAAGGACAACCTTTACGTCGACTTCGACCCGGTCACTACCGAGAACAACGACACGGTTTTCCTCGCGCTCAAGATCCGCGAGTGGCAAATCGACGAGCCCAAGCCCGTTGATTGACACGAAATAGCCGCTCTCTATAGTCGGCGTGCGCCTCCATTCCGCAGGAGCACACGCGCATGACGATTCGTTTTCTCGGTGGCGCCCTGTTCCTGTTCGCCGTCGCCGCGCTCGCGCAGACGTGGACCAACGTCCGCTTGCCAGACGGAAACCGCGTATGTAAGCGCGACACCGGCGAGCAGTTCGACCCGCGCTACACGAGTTCGGGCAACACCACGGAGGCGTGCAACCACCTGACCGACTTCGAGGCGACGCTGCGCGACCTGTTCGGCTTCTCGATCGCCGAAGCGCAGGTGCTCATCGCGGGCGGCGCCTTGCCGCCTGCCGGCGGCGGTAGCACGTGGACTGTGCAGATGTACGGCGATGCGGGCGGGACGATTTCGGAAGTCTCCTCGACGCAGCTCAACTTTTCCATCGAGTCCACTAACGACACAGCGAATAAAGCGACGGCTTATCAATCTATCGGCTCGGGCGATGCGCAGGTCAAGTGCGTCGTCGAGGACGTGTCTTTGTGGGATGGATACACGGAGACGTGGACCTTCTTCGGCTGCCAGATTCGTGACGCTAACGGCAAGTATGTCTCGATGGCGCGCCCAGCGGTCGGAAGCGGCGTTGGGGTCTGCAAGGTAGACGATGACGACGCTACCCCGTTGTTGCTTTCGACAGGCGGGAGCACCGGACAATTCGGGCCGTATTTATATGCAGTGACCTATGATGCTTCCGCGACGACGGTCAAATGCTTCGAATCTTTAGACGGCGGCTCGAATTGGGTTGAGGTCGGGTCTTTCGTTACGACGCTCGCCTACCCGTTGCGCGCTGGCCCTTGGGGCTCGTCGCACGAGAATGGCAACACGACGCAGGTCGTCACAACTGGCAACGTCGTAAGCGGCACGATCGACGTGTACACGCCGAGCGATCCCGGCGGCGGCGATCCGGTGTGTGCTGGTATGCCGCCCGTGCAGTGGACGCAGGGCACGGCGATCGGAAGCTACTCGATAGCGTCTTACTGCTCCGATCCGCAGATGCAGGCGATGACATTCTCGGTCGCTGGCCTGCCTGGCTCTACTGGAATCTCGATGTCGAGCGCTGGGGTGTTCTCCGGCACGCCGAACGCGAACGACCTAGCGGCGAGCCCGTTCATCGTGACGGTGACGGCGACCGACACCGACACGAACACGGGCGAGGATGATTTCACTGTCACCATAGCGTCGGCCGCCGGCGATACGTTCCTGATTCCGACGACGCAAACGACAGTCGATTGCACGGCTGCGCAGCCGCTCCAGGGCGGCGGGACAGGAACCCCCGGTCCTGGCGACACGATCATTCTCGACGGCACGGCGCGCGGGATCATCGTGCTTGAAAACTGCATAGGCAGTCCGACATCGTTCATCACGATCAGGAACGACGCGACGGAAACCGGCCAGCTCGTCGTGAGCTATTCCGGGTCTGGCTTCCAGTCACGTTGCATGTTCTGTCAATACGTGGACATCACGAGCGTTGCGTATAGCGGCGCGCCTGTCGGAACACTCGGGGTCACAGTTTCAGGCGGCGCGTGGACCGAGGGCCGAACGCAAGCGGGCATCAAATTCAGTTGCACGTCAGGCTCCCCACACAGCGCGTTTCGGTTTGGCGGGTCGAGCAAGCAAGTCAAGTTCCGCAACATCGAGATCGACGGCAACCGCGCGACGTGCGGGACTCCCAATATCGGGCTGTCGATCAACGACGGGGTTTACCTGCTCACAGATAACCCCAGTGCATGGCGTGAGGGGATCGTCCTCGAAAACAATTACATTCATGAGGCATCGAGCGAATCAATCTACTTCGGACCGAACTATCATGAACCGCAGGAAATCCCGCAGCGGAACAACGATATTCGGTTCAACATCATCGAGGACGGCGGGTGGGATTGCGTCAATGTCAAGAGCGTTTTCGGGACGCCGAACACTCGCATCTATCAAAACCTGATTCAAAACTGCGGCCTGGCTGCGACCGGCGGCGGGAACAGCGGCGCCGGCATTGCGATCATTTATGGCGCGAATGTCGATGTCTATTACAACCGGATTCGCGACACGAACAATCCGTCTCTTGGTTCGCGCGATGGCATCCTAGTAGACAGCAACAACGTGCCTACCTCGGTGCTCGCGAGCACGAGTTCGAACATCTACGGCAATGACGTATACGATACTGGCGGGATCGGGATCAAAGCGCGCGCCACGTCCGGGCAAACCGTTCACGTACCGACGATCTACAACAACACTATCGTGCAGGCAGGCACTGACGGGATCGAGTGCGGGAGTTCCACATCTAGCTCAGGTGTGATTCGGGACAACATCGTGGCCGGCGAGATTATTGACGACGGGCCGTGCTCCATCAGCAACAACGACACTGGCAGCGTCGCCTCGCAGAATTTCGTGAACGCAGGCGCGCAGGACTTTCGCCTCACGGCATCGAGCCCCGCGCGAAACAACGGCGGGGCGACGTGTCCATCGACTGACTTATTGAATCTATCTCGCCCGCAAGGCGGAACATGCGATCGAGGGGCATATGAGTTCGACGAGTAGACTGCTGCTCGTCGCGGCTCTGCTACCGCTCTCAGCGAGCGCGGCGATTTCGTACATCGCGGAGTCGTCGGACGATAATGCTTCAAGCTCTGGCCAGACGCTCGCGGAGCCAACAGGCACGCAGCAGAATGATCTCCTCATCTGCAAGGCCTCGATGGCGCAGCAGGACGGAGACTGGGCGAAGCCTGCTGACCATACTTGGATCGACGCCTCGATCGTCACGGCCGGTGGCACGGCGATGGAACTCGCGGCGTCGTACAAAATACGCGGTGCAACCGCAGGTGACGCTCTCAGCTTCGCATACTCAGGCACCGCGGGCGCGAATCGAGTCTCGTGCTACACGTTCCGAGGCGTCGACACGACGACGCCGATGGACGTCACATTCGCCGAAGGCTCGCACTACGCGCAGGCCACCAACGATCCGGTGGCGGCGTGCGCAGCTATCACCACGACCACAAATGGAGCGTGGGTGGTTCTGTTGCAGACCGTCAGTCTGAGCAACATTTCGGCGGCTGCGGCTCCGACGAATTACACGCTTCGCTTCAGCGAAGTCGGCACCAGCAATCGGCAGGCCGCGACCGCGACGCGCGAGATCGCGGCGGCTGGCACGGAGACCCCCGGCACGTGGGGGCATACGGGCGGCGGCGGGACGGACGACGCGCGGTGCCTGACATTGGCGATCAGACCCGCGGCGGCCGCTGGCGGCGGCTCAGTGTTCAAAGGTCCATTCGGAGGGCCATTCTGATGAAACGATTACTCGCGCTGCTCGCGTTGCTTCCGGCGTGCGCGGCTCATGCGGAATACGCGGGCATGTTCAAACTCGGCGAGATCGTTCCGATCACGTTCGAGACCTACAACGTGACGACCGGCGCCTCTATCACGGCATCTGCCGTGGCGATTGCCGACATGGAGGTTTACAAAGGGAATAGCCTCACTCAGCGTAACAACGACGCGGGCTACGACGAGTTCGACGGCGAAGCTGATGGGATCGACCTCGACAGCACGACTGGCTGGCACGGATTCCAGATCGACACGTCGGATAACACCGTGGCCGGCTTTTGGGAACCGGGCGCGCACTACACGACAGTTCTCACGCCGTTCACGGTCAACGGTGTGACGGTGCTCTATCGGACGGAGTTCGACCTCGATCCAAGGGTGCTCGCCTACGGCACGTCCAAGAGCGCGGGCGACAGCGATACGATATTCCTCGCTGATTGGGTCGGCGTTCGCTATCCAGACGGGCGGCTCGACAATCGACTTGTGTGCATCGTGGCCGGCACCGGCGTCGGCCAGTGTCAGGTATTCAAGAGCGGTACGTGGGATGGCGACACCGACAGCGGCGACGTGCCCGGATGGGGAACGGCCCCGAGCACCGACAGCAAATTCGTTGTGTACGCAAGCTCGCAGGCGACTGCCGCGGAGCTTGTCGCGCTTATGGACACGACTGGCATCGCGACGCTCACTGACCTGCAAAACGAGCTTAACAGCACGGAAGGCAACATCACGGATGAGCACAATGCTCTCGCCGAGCTTGTCGACGATGTGGAAGGCAGGCTGCCGTCGTCGCTCGTGGCCGGTCGCATGGACTCGAGCGTGGGCGCGCTCAGCGCCAACACGGTCAACGCTGGGGCGCTTTCGTCGGATGCAGTGCAAGAGGTTTGGAACCACTTGATCGACGGAGGTCTGGATGCCGAGGAGATCCTCTGTTACGTTGCCGCAATCCTTGTCAACAAGTCGGATTTCGACGACGTGGCTCAAGATAGCGCGGTTTTCCGGGACCAGGCTGACACCATAGATCGGGTCTCGGTCGAGTACGGTGGCGCGCAAGGCATCGACCGCACAAGCGTTGCGCTCGCCGCGTGCGGTAACTGACCGTGCCCTCTCGCCACCTTCCTCCTGGCCACCTTCCTCCTGGGCATCTTCCTCCTGGTCATTTGCCTGGTGGTGGGGCTGGCGGCGGGATCCCGCCCAGCCAACAAGCGCCCGTGCGCAGCATCGACTGGCGCACGATCGCGAACAAGCTCAACGAGCACGCTCCGCGCAACCCGTCCTACGAGTTCGGCACGCGCAAGTTCTATCAGCCGGGCGATTTGGAGAACGAATGATGGACCCGCATGGCACAGTCTATTCGCCCGATCATCTCAAAGAGACCGCGTCGATGATCGTGCTCGTCAAGGAGATCGCCGCGCAGCTCATGAAGCATTATCCCGGTTGGCGTTGGGCAATTCAGCCTGACCCGCGTGGTGGCGTCGTGTCCATCTTCAATCACGACCTATCTGGCGAATGGGGAATGATCCTCAAATTGGAGTGGTTGCAGGCGAGCCCCTCGAGCTGCAAACAACACGTGCTGGCCGCCGGCGCCGAGCTGCTCGAGCGCTACAGCCTCCCGGCCGGGGCCTACAATCATGAGCGATGGCTCAACGCCCCGCGCGACGTAGCCGGCAACTTGCGGCCGGACGTCAGTGACAAGCTCCAGAGGATCCAAAAGAAGTTTCTGCCGGCGATGAGGTAAACCATGTTCACGCCAGACGACCCGAGGCACCAAGCGCCCCTCGAGAGCGGGCTCGAAGACATGCCTCCGTCCGAGGAAGTTCCGCTTCGGTTTGCCGAGACCACCGAGCATCTCGATTGGCTGTCGATCGCGCGGGCCGTGTACCAAGCATCCGACGATTGGTTCTCGACGTCGCTGCGCGTCATGCTCGAACGGTCGCTATCGAACTTTCGCGGCGTGCATCCGCCAGGCTCGAAGTACCACCAGGAGCAGTACCTCAAAAAGTCGCGGCTGTTCCGACCGAAAACGCGCGGCGCGATTCGACGCGGCGAAGCGGGCCACGCAATCGCGTTCTTTTCGACGCAGGACATCGTTCACTGCACGGCGCGCGACGAGACCGACGAGCGCCAACTGCTCGCGGCCGAGATCCACAACGAGCTGGTCAACGAGCGCTTGAACGACCCGATGCAGCACTGGTTCAAGACGCTCATCGGCGGCGCGCAGGATGCCATGACGATCGGCACCGTGATCTCGAAGCAGTGCTGGGACTTCGAGATGGCCGAGGTCGAGGTTGACTACGAGTACGAGGAGCTGGACATTGAAGGGCGCACGATCGTGCAACAAGAGCGCGCCATGGAGAGCCGCGTGCTCGTCGACCGACCGAGCTGCAAGATCATCCCGATCGAGAACTTCCGACTCGACCCCGCGGCCGACTGGCTCGACCCGGTCAACAGCTCGCCCTATCTGATCGAGATGCAGCCTACGTATATCTACGTAATTCAGGAGCGCATTTCTAAGGGTAAGTACCTACCCGTCGCGCGCGATCTCATGGGCGCGGCGATCCACCAGGATTGGGATTCGATTCGCAAGGCTCGTGAAGGCGGCGCACGGCTCGATAAGTACGACAACGATAGCTCGGTGCGCGATCACATGATCGCCTGGGTGCATCATCACATCGTGCATCGGTGGGGTGTCGATTGGGTCTACGACACGCTCGGGACCGAGATCATGCTCAGCAAGGAGCCCATTCCGATCGAGGACTACTACGCGCACTCGCACACCTATAACCGCCCGTATGTCATGGGCAACGCGATCATCGAGGCACACAAGAATTACCCAGGCGGCATCCCGCAGCTCATCGAGGACCTTCAAGAAGAAGCGAACGACATCGCGAACTTGCGCATCGACAACGTGCGCGCCGCGCTCAATCCGCGGTGGATTGTGCGCCGCGGCTCCGGCGTCGACGCGCGCGGACTGATTCGCAACGTGCATTCCGGCGTGACGTATGCGACGAACGTGGCCAACGATATTCGCGAGCTACGCGCGCAGGACGTGACGCGCTCGGCCTACGAGGAGCAGAACCGCATCGACCTCGACATTGATGGGGTCATAGGCACATTCTCTGGAAGCTCGATCCAGGCGAACCGCTCGGTTGGCGAGACCGTCGGCGGCATGAACTTGCTCTCGGCCGACGCCAACAAGCTCGAGGAGTACCTGATTCGCACGGTCACCGAGACCTGGGTCGAAGGGGTCATGCGCCAATTCGTGGCCATGGAAGCGGCTTACGAGAGCGACGACAGAATACTCTCCGTCGTGGCTTCGCGGCTTAAAACCGACGTCGACACCGTGCTCGACGTGATCCGCGAGCCCATCAATGTGCGTTGTAACGTCGGCTTCAACGCGACCAACCCGCAAAAGCGCATCGAGAAGCTCTCGATCGGGCTCGCTACGATCTCTGCCTACATGCCGGACGTGATTGCGGAATTGGACCGGCGCGAAGTCGTCAAAGAAGTATTCGGGGCGATCGGGCACAAAGACGGCAGCCGATTCTTTCCTGGGCTGTACGATGAGGAGCAGGACCCGCGCATCGTGGCGCTCGAGCAGCAGATCCAGCAGCTTCAGCAGCTCCTACAGCCGAAGCTCCTCGAGTCGCAGACCAAGGTCGAGGTCGCGAATATCGGCGCCGAGACCAAACGCTTCGAGATCATCACGAAGAACGATCTCGAGATGCTCAAGCTCAGGCACAGCACGACCCAGCTCGCCTTGCAGAGCCGGCTCGATCAAGTCGATGCGCAGCTCAAGATCGAGGAGAGCGACCGCAAGCGCCGCGAGCTGTATCTCGCGCGCGAAGCGCTCTCGCACGAGATCCAGGAGTCGAACCGCCGCTTCAACCTCGAGGTCGCGAAACTCCGGCAGCAGGACCAAAGCGAGAAGCGCGAACTCAAGGCCAAGGGCGGCGAGAAAGGCGCGCCAAAAACCAACGGCAAGGGCGGCCCGTCGGCCATGGCGATCCCCGGCACCGCGGGCGTCATGGCGCGCGACCAGTTCGGCATGGTGCCTGGGAAAAGCGACGGCATCGCGCCGCCGTGAATAAGCTCGTGATGACGTGTCTCAAGTGCGGGCACGAATGGCGCGATTGGCCTGGGGAATCGGGGGAATCAGCGAAACAGGTGAACGGCAGCGTTCGCGGCTGCCCGTACTGCCACTCGCTGCATTGGAAGGCCGAGGAGGATAGGTGGGACGAGACGCACACGAAAACGATCCGCCCATAAGCGCCGAGCCCGTCGACGAAATTGAGGCCGCGCTCGCCGAGCGGCTGGGCGATGAGCGATACCTGATCGAGCTGGTCCGGTTCGGCCTCGACACCGAGAAGTTCGTCAACACGAATCCGATCGGGAAGTACCTAGTCTCTCGGGGCGAGACAGAACTCAACGAAGCGGTTAAGAAGTTGCTTGACTTGAAAGATTTGCAGAGTGAGGATGCGCGCATCGCACATGGCGAGGCTAGGGTGGCTCTCATGGTTCTTCGATGGCTCGATGAAGCCATTACGCGCGGCGTAGAGTCCGAGCGGCTCATGAGCGCCCGCGATCTCACGGAAACCCCTCATGGGTAAACCCGCCGTTCTTCCGACCGCGGCCGACGAGCCGGCCCCCGCGGCCGACGTTCCTGGCGCGGAGGCCGAGCCAGAAGCGCCCGCTCCGCAGGCGCCAGCCGCAGATCCGGCGGCAGCTCCGACTCTCGACCCGAACGCGATCAACGCGGCGCTCGAGAAAGACCGCGCCGAGCGGCGCGCGGCGGCTCAGCGCGACAACCCGCGTGAGGACATCTACGCGCGCGCGGCCGCGAAGCGAGCGGCCGAGGTCGAGCAATCGCTCGAGGATCCCGAGGTCCAAAACCTCAACCTGCTCGCCGGGCATCCAGTCGAGACTGGCGAAATCACAACCGTAGCCGAGAGTCGGGCCGCCGCGGCTCCGACGTCAGACCCGGAGACCGCGGCGCCTCCCGATAATGCCGGCAAGATCAAGATTGCCGTGTACGGCGAGGAAGCCTTCGTCACCGAGGACGAAGTGCGCACGGCCGGCATCGCGACGCTCCAGAAGGAGCGCGGCGCCGATTATCGGCTCTCGCAGGCCGCCCAGGCGGAACAGCGAGTCAGGACCTACCACCGCGACCTCGACGCTTATCGCGATCGACTGGTGGCGATGGAGAAAGATTTGAAAGCGGGCAAGATGCCCACTGTGAAGGATGCGTCAACCGCGGCCGCGCCACCCGCATCGGGCGCGACGGTCACGGTCGACGAGAAGCGGATCGCCGAGGGAGCCAATCGGTTCGCCGAAGCGATCTATCGAGGCGACCCGAAAGAGACGGCGGAAGCCATCAGGTCGCTACTCACCGACGTTGCTCAGGGGCGCGCTGCTACCCCTCCGGCGGTGGACGTGGATGCGGTGGCGGAAGTCGCCGCGGCCAAGGTGGATGAGCGCCAAGTGAAGCGGTCGGCCGAACAAGATCGGCAGAGGGTCAACGAGACCTTCGCCGGCGAGTTCAAGGCTGTACACGACCATCCTGGTGCGTTTGCTGTGGCTCAAGCTCACTTCACCGTGCTGCGCCAGCAGGAGGCCAATAGGGGCCGCCCGCTCGAGGAGCTGGCACGCGAAGCAGGGCAAGAGGCACTCAAGCGCTACCCGGAGCTGCGCGCGCCGGACGAGCAACCTACTCCAGAAAAACCGCGCACACCGACTCCCGCGGACGCCCTCCAGGGCCGTCGGGAGCTGAAGAAGCGCACCGTCGTCCGGCAGCCGACCGTCACCGCACGAGCACCCGCCCCAACCGCGCCTGTCTTTCCGTCGGGTAAAGACTACGTGGCGCAGCTTCGGAGAAACGCCGGGTTACCCCCGACGCCCTAGAAGCGCGCCTCTAAACGGAGGCAGCGAAAATGTCAGGTCAAGTTTGGGCCGTCAATTCACTCGGCGGCTTCATGTATTCCGACGAATTGTCGAACGTGCTGCGCACGGCGCTCCAGCCCGTGGTGCGGTTCCGGCAGTTCTGCGACGCGAAGGACGCGATCGACAAGGGGCTCGGCAAGGGCAACAAGTTCCACTGGGACGTGTTCTCCGAGGTTCAAGACGGTGGTGGCGAGCTGGTCGAAACCGAGGCCATGCCCGAGACCAACTTCACGATCAGCCAAGGCGAGCTGACGATCACCGAGTTCGGCAATTCCGTGCCGTACACCGGCAAGCTCGACAACCTGTCGAAGCTCCCGGTCTCGGAGATCATCCACAAGGTGCTCAAGAACGACGCGAAGATGACGCTCGACGGGTACGCGCACGCGCAGTTCGACGCCACCCCGGTGACGGTCGCTCCGACGGGCGGTAACTCGCCGACGGCCGTCACGTTCGAGGAGGGCGGCTGCACGATCACGAACGCCGTCGCGTTCGGCACCGGCCACGTCAAGGCGATCGTCGACGGCATGAAAGAGCGGAAGATCCCGCCTTACATGAACGACGACTACTTCGCCGTCGCCTGGCCGACGACGTTCCGGCCCATGAAGAACTCGCTCGAGACGATCCACCAATACGTCGAGACGGGCTTCACGAAGATCATGAACGGCGAGATCGGCCGTTACGAAGGCACGCGGTTCTGCGAGCAGACCAACGTCGCCAAGGGCGGCGCCGTCGACTCGCTCACGTGGAACTTCCGCACGCCGGACCCGTGGAATGGTGGGCTCTCGGACTGGATTTTCTTCCTCGGCGAAGACACGGTCGCAGAAGCGCTCGCGATCCCCGAGGAAATCCGCGGCAAGATCCCCGGCGACTACGGTCGGTCGAAGGGCGTGGCTTGGTACTATCTCGGCGGCTTCGGCATCGTCCACGGGTCGAGCGGCGTCGCGAGCCAGGCGCGTATCGTCAAGTGGGAGAGCGCGGCCTAACGGCGCGCCCCTCCACGCACTAAGGAGACATTTCAATGGAATCACGACATTTCGGTAGCTACGATCGGCCGCTCATTCGCGCGTACACTTTCCCGCAGGTCGACTTCGGTGGTGCCGGCAACGTCACGCATCTCATCCCGGTGCCGAAGCTCGGGCCGGCCATCGGCGCGAAGCGCGGGCTCCAGGGCAGGGTGCTCTCGGTCGAGATCTCGCGGGTCACCGAGGATTTCGCTGGCTCGACGAGCGACAGCGCCGTGCAGGTCGGCGACGGCAGCGATGTCGACAAGTATTTCGACTCCGGGCTCGTGTTGAACGAGTCAGTCGACATCGGCGAGGTTCTCGAGCTAGTGGACGATGGCGCTGCGGTCGACATCGAGGCCGGCCGCTCGAGCGTCACCGTGACGGCGGTCGCGTCTGTCGGCACGCCGACCGGCATCGCTGACGTCACCGTTGTCATCGCCTGGTGGTAGACGCGAAAGGCGCGCCGAGTAAAATCGGCGCGTCAGACTGACACACGTTACAGGAGCTTTGACCATGAGAGACGCAGAGACCAAGGGCGGCACGCTCGAGTCCGGCACTTCCAAAAAGGAGGGCTTCCATTCTCAGTCGCCGAGCGATCTCGGCATGGGAACCTCCGGGAGCAAGGACTACAACGGCCCCCAACGCCCGCAGCACAAGCCGGAGACGAAAGCTCCGCGCGGGCACGTCATCAGGTAGTTCACCCCAATCACTACTTGAGTCACTCGGGCGGCGCGCAGCGCAAGGCCGCCGCCCGTTTTTTACGGAGGGCAACCTCATGGCCAGGAAACGAATCCCCAGCGGCGGCGGTTACGTGGATTTTCCGGGTCCGCCAGACCCTCACGATCGGAAACTATTTCCGGGCGGCTACAGCGGCCGTGAAACGGCGTGCGCGCTCGAGGACCGAGAGCCCATGACGCCGCACACGCAGAAAGCGGAGTCCACGCCTTATTCGCTCCCACCGCTGCATAACAATCGCTCGGTGGTCGGCGAAAAGACACAGGTCCGCAATCCGACTGTCGAGGAGGGCGTCTCGTTCTCGGAGTGTATGCGCGCCGACCTCGACGAAGACGTGCAGGCGTACTAGGCCACAATGAAAACACTCGATCGCAGCCGCTACTTCGCGCTTTGCTACGGCGAGGGCGAGGCGCGCTATTACCAGGACCGCGTCTACTTCGACAGTCTCGGCAACGAGATCGGCGCCTCCCAAGCCGCCGAGCAGGAGCCAAGTCCTGCCGATGCCATCGAGGCCGCGCTGCCAGCGGTCGCGCTACCAGAAGGCGAGCCGCCGCCACCGGCGGAGATCGTCGTCACTGAGAAGACCGACGCCGTCGACGCCAAGCTCGACGCGCTTCACCCGGCCAAGGTGAAGCAGATGTTTCTCAAGGCTGGCGGGCCAACCAATTTGGCGGCCGGCACGGGCGCGAAGCAGCGCATGGTCGACTGGCTAAAGCAAAAGCACAAGGCAGAGACGTTGGGTGAGGAATGATCTTTCTCGATCTCTGCAAGGATCTGATCTCGGATACCGGGCTCGGCGGCGAGCCTGATCTGCTCGAGACCGTCGTCGGGCAGACCGGCGATCTCAATAATGCGGTGCGCTACATACGCGACGCCGCGCTTCAGATCGACAACCTATGGTTCGATTGGAAGTATCTGTGGTTCGAGCATATCGCGAATTTCACAGTGGCGATGAACAACGCGCCGCCGATGCCGGCCTTTGGCGTCCGTCGCTGGGATCGCGAGACGTTCTACCTCGACAAGTCAGGAGCCACTCCGATCAAACTGCGCTTCGAGGAATGGGATACGTTTCGCGATCGAACTGGCGTCTTCCCAACCGGAAAGGCGGCAATCATCACGGTCAAGCCAGATAACACGTTGCTCGTCGAGAAGCTCAACAATGCGACGTATTCGTTCTCGGCGAACGGCTGGCGCCGGCCTGTCGTTCTTGCTGCCGACGACGACGAGCCGCTGATGCCAGAGGAGTATCACCGCATCATCGTGTGCCGCGGCAAGATCAATTACGCGAGCAAGGAAGACGCGCCCGAGATCCTCGAAGGAGCCGAGGCGGAGTACATGGATATTCTCGACAAGCTCCAGTCTGACCAGCTCGAGGGGCACTACTTAGATCGAATGTCCACGCAGGACGTCGATGTGTCCCAGGAAGTTCACGGCTTCCAGTACGGCGGCTCGCAGTACGTCTCGAGATGAGCCATGGACATCGCAACCGCACGGAGGCTTGCGAGGAGACGCCAACGAGTTACTCGCACCAGTGACCAAGACTCGTTTGCTCTAGGAGGCGGCCTCAACCTAATCGACACGCCGCTCACGATTCGGCCGGGCTACGTGGTCGCGTCGGAGAACTACGAGGTCGGAATCAACGGCGGCTACGAGCGCTTGGGCTGCTTCGAGCGCTTCGACGGGCGGCCAGCCCCGTCGGCGCAAACTTACTACGTCCTGCCGTTTCGATATGCCACGGTGTTGCCTCCAACGATGGCGCCCGGCAATGTCTTCAAGGACAACGCGGGCACCAACGCCGGAACCGTTGTGGACATTCGGTACATGACGGCTGGTGGCAACGGGTTTTGCGACTTCCCTGGAAGCGAGGGCGACTTTACTGCTGTTTCTGCTGCTACTTCCGCAATCGATACGTCGATACCGCTGATCCCTCAACCGACGTTCGTTGTGCAGCCGGTTGGAGCTGATCCTAGCAACACGTTTTTAGACTCCGGGCCGACTGCCCCCCGCACGCTGTACACCGTTTTAGAAGGCTCTGCGAGCGCAACCCACTTTGTCTCCAAACGTCTTGCGGCCGCGCCTAGCGTGGACAGCGGCGGTGACTGGATCTCGGGGCAATACGTGATCATGAGTTTATTTCTACGTCGTCGGTCTTCAACCGATCGACGGTATCTCACATTGCGGCTCGAAAAATCGGGAGTCGATGTCTCGTTTGTCGGTGGTGGGGCGAGCGTAGTCGTTGACATTGCGACGCAAACGGTTGTGAGTAGCCCAGGAGGATTCGCGAACGTCTACGCGGAGCCTTACGGTGAGGGTTGGTATCGGTGGGTGATCGAAACAACGGCCCTGGCGGAAACCATCGACACCGATACTACCTTAGTATCGCTGAAGGTTTCGTTGATGGACGACAACCAGGCCCTCTCGTATCCAGGAGACACAAGCAAAGGATTCCAGGCAGCGGGCGTGCTTTTCGACAAGGGCGATGTTCTCCCAGCGTTAACTCCATACAGAAGCATCACTGGCCTAAGCGGACAAAACAGCGCTACCGGGCTCGGGTATCTCGTCTATCGAACACGCACCGTCACTGGGTTCTGCGGAGCCGGCCTTACGCAAAACAATCTCAAGGATTCCACGGGTGCGATCGTCGCTTTTGCGTCCGGCAACGAAATCGAGGCGCACGCTCCGACGATTGCCGAGCACGCTAGCTATTTGAAAATCGCGGCTGATGCGGCGCGCGCGTTGATTCAAGCAGTTCCAGGCAGCGGATCAATCCGCGGCGTGTGGATGTACAACGGCAAGGGCTTCGCCTTCCGAGACGACGGCGCCGCCTGCAAGATGTACAAGTCGAGCGCCTCGGGCTGGGTCGAGGTCACGTTCGCGAAGCATCTCAACTTCGATGCTGGCCAAGCGTCAGGGGATACGACGCTCGTGCCTGGTGCTTCGATCACGGGGCTGACCTCCGGCGCAACGGCAACGATCGCGCGCCGGAACATCATCAACCCGGATTGGGCCGGCAACGTCGCCGTCGGCACGCTCGTGCTCACGAGCGTCACAGGCGCGTTCCAGAACAACGAGGCGATTCAAACCGGCGGCACGACTCGAGCCACAGCCGACGGCGCTGACTACGTTCCGACTTGGACGGCCGGCGGGCGGTATCTGTTCCGCACGCACAATTTTTACGGCGCTGCGAATAAGCGGCGCATGTACGGCGTCAACGGGCTCAACAAGGCGTTCGAGTACGACGACGTCGACGGCGTGCTCGCTGCGATCCGCAGCGGCATGACCGTTGACGCTCCGACGCGCGTTGGCGTCCACCAAGACCAGCTCGTGCTCGGGTTCCCAGGCGGATCCGTGCAGCGCTCCGCCGTCGGGCTGCCGGATGCCTGGGTTGTCGTGCTCGGCACCGATGAGATCGGCGTCGGCGACGAGATCAGCGACTTTCTCGAGGAGGTCGGCGACTCGCTGTTCGTGTTCACGCGCGGCTCGACGAAGCAGATCGTCGGCAACGTCGCGGACGGATACAAGCTCGACAACTTCGACTTCAACAACGGCGCGGTCCCGTTCTCGGTGCAGCGCATCGGGTTCGGTATCCATCTCGATGACCGCGGCTTTGCGAGCTTGTCGACGTCCGACCGGCATGGCAACTACGAGGCCAACACGTTCAGCCGGATCATCCAGCCGCTCGTCGACCGCAAGCTCAGGGACACGACGGTAACGGCCTCGGTGATCTTCCGCCGCCGCAACCGCTACCGCTGCTTTTTCGCCGACGGCACGTTCATCTCGATTGGCGTATCCGGCGCGCCAGGCGATTCGCACGGCGAGGCAGCCGTGAAGGTCAACGAGATCACCGGCCACATGGTTTGCGATTACGGCAAGGTCGTGCGCTGCGCGTGCTCGGAGGAGGACCTCACGGGCAGCGAGCGCGTGTTCTTCGGCTCCGACGATGGGTATGTCTACGAGGCCGAGAAGGGGCGCTCGTTCGACGGCGGGCCGATTCGCGCCGGGCTACGCATTCCATATCACAACAGCGGGCGGCCGGAGAGGATCAAGCATTACCGCGGCGGGCGCATCGAGGCCGAGATGCAGGGGCAGTGCACTCTAATCGTGCGCCCCGACGTGAACTTCGGCAAGACGCGGCTCGCTGAGCGTAACATCACGAGCGCGCTCGGCGGCGCGATCTACGACTACACGATGTTTTGGGAGGGTTTTGATTGGGACCAGCCGCTCGAGAGCTTACAGCCTTTCAAGATCGGAACTGACGGCGTCAACGTCAGCCTCTCATTGGCGCACGAGAGCGACCGCGAACTGCCCCACACGCTACGCGCGATTGTCTATCAGACGACGCTGCGCGGCCTCAACAGGAGCTATAGAGTTGGGTAGCAAGGCTAATAATCTTTACTCCTCTGGCAACCGTCCGCCCGCTGGTGGTTTCGGACGTTCTGGCGATATTCGCACCGAACTAGACTTGATCGAGGCGGGGTTCTATAAGCTCAAAAGAACCATCGTCCAGGTTTACTTCGAGGACGCGAATAATGGGGTCCAGACTCGTTCTGTTTTGCAGCCAACCACTCGCGCCGGCACAGTAGCTCGTATCTCTGTTACCCCACAAGCGAACAACAGCGGCGCCCCGACTGTGTTTACGGCAGCGATCGGGTCTGCCCCAATTACGATGCCGACATTGCAACTTTCCGCGAGCGCTGCGGCGCACGAGCCAGTTTCGGTTGTGCCGACGGACCTCAACAGCTATGACCCAAGCACGATCATTGCTAACAACAGAACGCTGCGGATCACTAGCGACGGTGGTGGCTCATCGGTCATGCCGGTTATGGTCACGATCGAGATTGAGGATTAGGGCGTGAATGGTGACTGGTTCGACTGGCTCGGAGCAGCAGCCCTCGGAGTGGCTGGATGGCTCACCGCGTGGCTCGGTAAGCTGTCCGGGAGGGTCAACCTCAACCGCGAGCGCCTCGCCGTGATGGAGACGACTGTGAAGCATCTCGACGGGCGTGCGGAGCAGAGCGTCAAGCTGCTCGGCGAGATACGCGACGAGGTAAAGGCGCTCAGGGAGGACGGTGATCACCGCGCACGCGCGCTGCACGAGAACATCAACGATCTTCGGCTAGAGACGAAGGAGGATCAGCGGATTATGAAGGAAGAACTGCTGGTAGAGATACGAGATAAGCACGGATGATCACAGTCAAGATCGCGGGGCGTGAGTTCTCGCTTACCAAGGTCATTGCCGGCGCGTTCGTGGTGCTGGCTACGGTCTCCGGGGCCATCACCTACGGCAAGAACGTGCTGCCGTATGCGTCTTACGTCGTGCCTTCGACGCGCGTGCAGCACCGGCTCGATGTCGCGGCGCTCCAGGCGCGCATCGCGGAGCTGGAGAACCAGCTCAACCTCAAGATCGACACGTCGCTCATGGCCGCTACCGGAGCGACAGAGGACTTTCGCGCCGAGTGGAAGTGCGACGAGTACCGCGAGGAATTGAACGAGCTTATTGACGCTCAGGACCGTGGTGACCGAAGCGAACGCACGCGCAAGCGGGTGGAAGATTTGGAGAAGTTGATGATGAAATACAACTGCGTGCGGTTCGATGATTAGCCTCAAGCCAGGTGTGACGCTGCTCGGCCTCGTGCCGCAGATGCTCATTGGGGTCATGGTGCTCGAGAGCCTGTACGAGCGAAAGGGCGTGGATCTGGTCATCACGGCCGGCAACGACGGCAAGCACAAGCGAGACTCCGAGCACTACGGTGGCCGCGGGCTCGACTGTCGGACCTGGAACTTGCCCAAGCCCGAGGTCGACGCGCCAGCGATCGTCAAGGCTGCGCAGGACGCGCTCGGCGTCGACTACGTCGTGATCTACGAGACGTTCCCGGACAACCCGAACAACAACCACATTCACATGCACTACAGCCCGCGGAGGCCAGAATGAGTCTTATAAGCGGGCGATTCGCGGCGGAGTTCTTGATGACCGTTTTCTCGCCCGAGCGACGCGCGAAGCGAAAGGCGCGCCGGAGCGCGCGCAAAAAGGCGCGCAAGGGCGAGCCACTCACCGCAGTCGAACAGGAGATTCTCATGGCAGAAGTAGTCAAGGTCACGCTACCGGACGGTAGAACCGTCGAGCGCACGGAGCCGACGATCAAGAAGCGCACGTCAACGAAAGTGCTCGGCGCTGCTGGCGCCGGATTCGCGGCCAGTCTCGTGACGCTGGTCCCGTTCTACGACGAGATCAATGGCCTGCTGTTGGAGGCGTGCCAGAGTGAGCAGGGGCCAACGGTGTTCCTCGCTGGTTTCGTGGTCGCGACTGGAATCGCATACACGACCGCGCGTTTCACGAAGTCACCGATCCTACCAGGCAAGCTCTGATCGTGGGCGGCTTCACCGGAAATCCGCGCGGGGTGCGCTGGGCGATCTTGCTGTTGCTCGGGCTGTTCGCGCTCGGCGCGCTCGGCTATTGCAACCGCTCGGACGCAGCCGAGGGGCTGTCGCTCTCGTTCGGCTTGGGGTACGCAGGCAGCGATCGGTGCTTCGACTCGATGATGCTCGCGCAGGAGATGGCCGAGCGCCGATGGCTCGCCTATTTCATCACCCACGGTGACAGCGAGTCGTGCCAGTCCGAGGCAGAGTACGTGCGTGCAAACCTCGGCGCCGGCATCATTCGCACGACGCATCTCGGGCCATGGTCGATCGGGTTCGGCGCGGGCGTGCTCGAGCATGGCGACATCGTCATTGGACCCTACGAGATCATCGACGACGCGGCACCAAGGGTCGATAACGACCTACAGGCGCACGCGGTCATCTTGATCCGCCGCACGCTCGGCAAGCGGTTCGTCTTCGACTTCTTCCACGCCAGCACGGGGAAAGCGACGCATTTCAATGCTGGGTTGAACAACATCACATTGGGGGTGAGATTCTGATGCTGTTGGGGGATTACGGGCCGGGTCGGTTTCGGCCCAAAGCGCTGTCTAGCAGTGATGAGCGAGTCAGGACGACTCAAGCGCTGCTCGCGATGTGGAACCGCAAATGCCTTGCTTTGAAGTCATGGCGTCGCATAATCGCCGCCCAGGAGAGCCACGATGTCGACGACAGCGGAGGACATGCGCGAGCTGCTACCGGCTGAGCCGTCTCCGCCGCCGCAGGTCACGCCAAATCTACCCGCTCCGCCTGGAGTGGTCGTCAACAATCCGCCCACCCAGCAAGCGAGCCTGACGACGCCGACGGTCGTGCCGACCTCGCCGACGCCGCTCGCGACTGTTTCGGACGCCGAGACGACGCGCGGCCAACTCAACGAGTTGCTCGCGGCCGGCAGCCCATACATCGAGCAGGCGCGCGGCGGGGCGATCCGCTATGCCGCCTCACGCGGGTTGCAGAACTCCTCGATTGCGGCCCAGGCAGGCGAGCAGGCGGCGATCTCGGCTGCGCTGCCGATCGCAAGTGAGACCGCAGCGGCGCACGAGCGCCGGACGCTGTCGAACTTGGGGCACGTCCAACGGCTTACGGAGCAAGCGCAGGCCGGAACGATCAACGAGCGCCTATCCGGCATCGAGCACGCCCAGCGACTCATCGAGCAAACCCAGGCCGGCGACATCAACTCCCGCCTTCAGCTCGAACGGTTCGGGTTCGATTCAAAGCTGTCGGCGCAAGAAAACGTGCAGCGCCTCCAACAGCTCGCTGCTCAGGGCGATCTCGATGCGCGCGCACGGCTCGAGCAATTCAACTACGCGACGCAGCTCGCCTCCCAGGGGCACCAGTTCGAGGTTGCGCTTTCCGGGATCCAGCACACGCAACGGCTACTTGAGCAAGCGCAGGCTGGCGACATCAATAGCCGCTTGCAGCTCGAGCGCTTCGGCTTCGACCAGCAACTCTCGGCGCAGGACAACCTTCAACGTCTCCAGCAGATGGCCGCCCAGGGCGACATCAATTCTCGGTTGCAGCTCGAGCAGTTCAACCACGCGAGCCTGCTCGCCGACAAGGAGGCAGGACTCGCGCTCACTCTCGAGGACCGGCGGATTCAGGGTCAGATCGAGCTGCTCGGCCGCGAGTATCAGAACGCGCTCGGGCTCAATGCGCAGGACCAGGCGAATTGGATCGACCGGCAAAACCTCACGCATTCACAGACGCTTACGCAAATCAACGCGCAGATCGCGGCGGCTGCCGAGGCGGATCGCTCGATCGACGTGCAGCGGGCTTCGCAGTCGCTCCAGTCTCAGTATCTCGCGTCGATTTCCAACCGCCAGAACATGGCGACGCAGGAGATCACGTCGATCTATCAAACGCAGGGGCTCACGCCGCAGCAGCAGCAAGCGGCCGTGGCCGATGCGATGCGCCGGCTCGACTCAGACATTGCAGCGCTGCAAGCGTACTACGCGCAATCGCCGCTGTGGGACTCGAATTGGGGCGGGCCGGCGCCACCAACCCCGCAACCGATTCCAACTTCGCCTCCTGGCACTGGGCAGCCGCCGATCACGCCGGCGCCGAACTACTACAACTATCCAGAATACTATCCGGGGTACTTCCCACCGTACACGTACTAGGGAGACCAGCCATGCCATTGACCCCAAAGGGCGAAAAGATCATGCGGAAGATGAAGAAAACCTACGGTGACGACGAGACAGCCGAGCGCGTGTTCTACGCTTCAGCCGAGTCCGGGCGTATCACGGGTGTCCACGCAGAAGACAAACCCGCGCACAAGCGCAAGGAAAAGAGGGAATGATCCGCAAGGCGCGCCCAGGCGATCTCCCGCAAGTGCTCGCGCTGTGCGAGCGCCTACGCGCGCGCATCGAGACCTATCCGAACGCGCCGCTCGACCGCAATTCGATCGTCCACGTATTCGGGCGCTGTATCAGCGCCGCAACCTGTCTTGCTCTCGTCGTCGTTGACAATAACGAGCGGGTAACGGGCCTCCTGCTCGGGGTCACGCAAGAGCTTTGGTGGAGCCGCGCGAAGGAAGCTACCGATTTGATTCTCCACGCCGAGCAGCCCGGCACCGGGATCGCGCTTGCGCGCAGGTTCGTGCGCTGGGCGTGGACCGTGCCGAGGGTTGCTGTCGTGACGTTGGCGCAGTCGAGCGGGCTCGATGATGGCCGCTGGGGCGAGGCGCTCCAAGCGATCGGCTTCAGGCAGATCGGTGGGCTCTACCAGCTCGCGCGATCGGTAGCGCTCAGGGAGGAGGCGGCATGAGCGGGATCGTCAAGGGCATCAAAAAGGTCTTCAAGAAGGTCGTCAAGGTCGTCAAGAAGGTCTTGCCGTATGCGGTCGCGGCCGCGGCTATCTACTTCAGTGCGGGGCTCGCAGGAGCGGCGTTCGCGCCCGGCTCTTTCTTGGCGACTATGCCGGGGATACCAGCCGCCGCAAGTGCGCTCGGCATCGGCGGCGCGGCGGCCGCCGGTGCAGCAACAGCCGCCGCACCGAGCCTCGCTACAGTTGCGGCACCGAGCTTTTCGCAAGCGGCTGGGTTGATACTCCCGGCTACATGGACGACCAGCGCCGGGACAGCCGCTATCGCGCCAGCAGTAGCGTCGGGCGGGAAATTCGCCACGCTCATCGGCAAGGTGTTCGGTGGCGCGCGCAGCGCGCTCGGTTCGATGTCGATGAGCGAGAAGCTCTTGCTGGCCTCGATGGGCTCGAACGTGCTCTCAGAGATGCTCGGACCTACGCCGCGCGAGCAGGCGCGAGACATCGCGATCGAGCAAGCGAAGTTCCGTGGTGCGTTCTACGGCATGGACGAAAGCGGAGCTTCGGCGCCGGCGCCGCGCCGAGATCTGTTCGCGGTCGCGCGGCCGCCGAGCGTGGCCATGAGCCCGCCATCGGTCGCGAAGCCATCGGTCGATCAGCCGTTGCGCGGCCCAGGAACGCAGAGTTTCGATCTATTCGACGAGCAGAAGCCGAGGTCGCTCTATGCCTGAGCTGATGATGGAGGAGCCAGCTCCTACCGGGCAGCCCGCGGGTCCGCATCCGAGCGGTTTGCCGGTAGGCATGGAGCCTGGCTCATTCGATGACGTCGACGAGAACTACGTCTCGCCGGAGGAGCAAGCGCAGTACGATCAATTCGTGACCAAGGCGTTAAAGCTGATTCATACGAAGGGATCGCAGCGCGCTTTGCTCCAGCAGCTCAATCAGCCGAAAATGAAGGTTTACGAGGCCGTTGGGCGTGCCGCCGCCATGATGGCTATGACGATCGCCGAGCAAGCCGAGGCGTCGGGCGCGAAGCTCTCTCCAGACGTGGTCTTTCACGGGACCGCGGATTACATCGTCCCGGAGCTGTTCGAGGTCGGGCAGGCCGCGAAGATCATTCCCATGGAGGACGAGCAGAATCAGATCAACATGGCCTTTCTCGAGGCGCAACGTGTCTACGGTGAGGAGTTGCTCAACAGCCCCGACGGGCCGAAGCTCCAGCAGGAGGCCCAGGACTACTACTCGCACCAAGTGGCGCGCGAGATGGACGAGGGCGGTGACCCCGATCAATTCCGCGAGGGCATCCTCGGCGTAGCGCGCGAGGATCCGCTCGCTTCGGCGATTTCGTCAGAGCTTGCGAACCGGAAGGCAGCCAATGGCGCGTGAGCGGCTGTCTCGTGCTTTGAGCGCGCTCTCCCAAGGGTTCGCCGGTATGGCCGAGATTCGGATGCAGCGCGAGGCTGCGGAGCTGGAGCTGTTGCGCCAGCAGAGTCTCGAGGATTTGCGCCATAAGCGCGAGACCGATCTCGAGACGCGCCGCCAGCAGTTCGAAACCACTATGGCACGCGACGAGCGCACTTTCCGCACCGGCCTGGCCGAGCGCGAGGAGCGCATGGCAGGCGAGCGCCTGACACGCGAGGAGCGGCTCGCGAGCGAACGGTATACGCGCGAAGATCGCCGGCTCGTCGAGAACGAGGCGCAGGACCGCATCGCTGCGCTCACGAAGCGCATTCAAGAAGTCACCGACGATCGGCGCGCCGCCGAAGCCGAGTTCCAGGACCAGGCCGTGCTCGACGGCATGGACGCTGAGATCAACGAGGCGCTCGATCAGATGCGCTCGATCAAGGCGCGGATGCTGCTCGCGCTCAAAGACTTAGGCGATCCGCGCTACAAAGACGAGGGCATGAACAATCTCTTGCTGGCCGCCGGCTACAGCCGCGAGGAGATCCAGGACGAGCTGCGCCGTCGGTCGTCAGAGACTTCGTTTGCAGATGCGGACGAGGAGACCTTCGAGGACCCGACCGCGATTGCGACTCAGCCGCAAGGCCCGCCGCAAATGCCGCCGTCGAATGAGCTAATGCCGCCTTCGCCGCCGGCTGTATTGCCGGACATGACGAAGGCTGGGCGCGGGCGGCGCGCAACGAAATACGGTGCTCTGACAGAGGGCGTGCGCGACTTGTTCCAGCGGCGCGTCGACGACCCGCTCGCGCGCGGGCGCATTCGTCCAGAGGACGAGAACCGCCAGCGCAGGCAAGACTACCGCACCGGCGGCGGCTTCTAACCATGGCCACGCGCCCCAGCGACATCGGGCGCGATGTGTTCGACGCCTTGACTATTGGGCGCCGAGATCCCGCCGCTTCGTTTGACGCCGAGCGCGACCTCTCGCGCGAGGACTTCTATCTGCTCACGACGCCGGGGCGCCGGCGCCGGCAGCCAGAGCCTCCACCTGTGCTCGAGGAGGAGGAGCCGGGCGGCCTCGGCTTTGGAGACTACGCGCGCTCGATCATGACTGGCGGAGCCTCGCTCGCGCAGAGCTTCGGCTGGCTGACGCGCATGATCGGCGCCGAGCAAATCGGGACCGCGATCGAGGACCTCGGGCGCAATGCCGTTGACTACTGGAATGCGGGGCTCTCAGACGAGGCGAAGGACGCGCTATCGCGCGAGTTCGTCCGCAAGAACGCAGAGACCGGCGAGTGGGAATGGGGCGACGCAACCCTGCACACGGTCGGGCTCATGGGAGCCCAATCGTTGCTAGGCACGGCGGCTGGCATCGGCATCGGCGGTGCTGTGACCAAGGGATTGCAGCTCGGCACGGCGGCCACGATGGCGCGGGCGCCGGCTGCCGCTTCCGCCGGCATCAAGGACGTGCTCACCTTGTTCGCGAACCCGTTTGGGCGCACGGCGCTACAAGCGGCCGCTCGAGCTGGCTCCACCCAGGCGCTCGCCAAGCTCAATCTCATCAACCGTGTGCTCGGCGCCGCGGGCTTCGGCATCGGCGAGGGGCTCGTCGGCGGAACGAGCGCGGCAGTCTCAGTCGAGAATGCGATTCGCTCGCTGCCGGTTGAGAAGCTGCTCGCGAATCCGCGCTACGCCGAGATATTCAACTCGACCGACGAGAGCATGTCCGAGCTTGAGCGCCATCAATACGCGACCGACACGATCGCGAAGGAAGCGGCGAGCCAAGCGGGTTGGCAGAGTGGCCTGCTGACGGGCCTACTCGGCGCGCCGATGGGCGCCTACTTCGGGCAGATCCTCGGCCGCAGCGGGCGGCTCGCGTCGACGCGGCTGCGTTCGATCCTCGTCGGCGCCGCCGGCGAGGCAGGCCAGGAGTTCTTGCAGTCCGGCGGCGAGTCGCTGATCTCGGGCATGACGCTCGAGCGCGTGAGCGGCGAGAACATGGAACTGTTCTCGACCGCGTTGAATCAAGCGATTGCCGGCTTGGCCGCCGGCGGCACGCTCGGTGGCGCGATCGGTGGCGTCGACTTCCAGCGGCCCGTACAACCCAAGAGACAGCCCGACCGGCAGACCGCGCTCAAGAATGCAGCGATGCGCGCAGCCACGGCGGGCGCCGATCGCGAAGCCGTCATCGGCGTCGTGCGCGCCTCCGATCAGCCGCTCATGGAGCGAATCGCCACGCTCCGCAAGCTCGAGGCCGAGGCCAACGAGCAATTCGTGGTGCCGGCGCCTCCGGCCAGGACCGAGCCCACGCCGCTCGACGTCGTCACGCCCATCGACGAGCAAGTGCACCGCGCCGCGGCCTTGAGCCCGCTCAACGATCTACCGACGCCCACGCCGGAGCAGATCGAGTCGGAGAACTACGAGGTTGCGCGCGTTGCCGGCAAAGACTTAGGGATGCGCTCGCTCGATTTCGTCGTCGAGTACCCGGCCGGGTCGGAGCGCAACGGGCTCACGATGGCGGCCCACTACGGCCGGATTCCGGGCGTAATCGGCGGCGACGGCATGTCGCTCGACTTCATGTTGGGCAAGCACCCGGAGTCGCGCACGGTCTATCTCTACCATCATCTCGACGCGCAAGGCCGTTTCAAGCAGCACAAGGCACTTGTCGGCATGGACCGCGCCGAGGCGGAAGCCTCGCTCGAAGCGTTCTATAAGCGTTCTGGTGGGCCGCGCGGGCCGATTGTCGAACTGACGCCAGAACAATTCGAGCAGTGGGCCGCGAGCGGCCAAACCGGCCGACCGCACCCGGACGCCGGCATCACGGCCGAGCGCCGGTTCGAGGGCGCCGAGACCCGCGCCATTACACCGTCAGGCGGCGCGGTAGGGGCTCGCTACGCGCTCGTCGAGCTGGGCGATCTCATCTCGAGCCACACGATCACGGGCCGCGCGAATACCAACTTCCCGCAGGAGCTTCAGCCTCGAGACCGGAGCCGCGCCGGGTTGCGGCAGTGGATTGTCGAGACGGCCGAACGCTTCGAGCCAGCGCTCGCCGTCGAGGGCGTCTCCGCCGGCGAGGGAGCGCCCATCGTTGGGCCGGACATGATCGTGGAGTCCGGCAACGGGCGTGTCGCAGTCATCACGAAGCTCTATCTCGATCGCTCCGACAAGTATCGCGGCTACCTCGAGCAGAACATCGAGAAGTTCGGGCTCAGCAAAGAGCAGCTCGACAAGCTCGCCCAGCCGATTCTCGTGCGGGTTCGGCAGGAGCCGATGGACATGGCCGCGCGGACCAAGTTCGCGCACGAGGCCAACCGGCCGCAGATCGCGACATTCTCCGCGACCGAGCAGGCGAACGCTGATGCGCGCACCCTGACCAACGACGAGATCGCGCTATTTCAGCCGACGGCCGAGGGCTCGGTGCTCGGGCTTTCGAATGAGCGCTTCGTGCGCGCCTTCGTCTCGAAACTCCCGGCCGCCGAGCGTGCGGGGCTCATGACCGCCGAGGGGCAGCCGACCCGGCAGCTCGCGAACCGGATCCAGGCCGCGATATTCGCGCGCGCCTACCAGGACGATCGGCTCTTGACGCTCATGGCCGAGGAAGCCGACCCGGACGTGCGCAATATCGTGGCTGCTTTGACCTCGGCCGCGCCGACGTTCGCGCGGGCGCGCGCCGCGGGCGCGCTGGCGCAGGCCGACGTCGTGGAGCCGCTGCTCGGGGCGGTCGAGATCGTTCGGCAAACCCGCGCGCGCGGGCAGTCCGTCGAGGAGTACCTCGGCCAGCAAGGCTTGTTCGAGTCGATCCCGCCCGAGGTCGACCGAATGGCGCGCTTCATCGACAAGAACATTCGGTCGTCGAAGCGCATGGGCGAGGCGTTCACGTCGATGGCCGGATTCCTCGAGTCCGAGGCGAAACGCCGCACTACGGGCGCCCTGTTCGGCGAGGAGCCCAAGCTCGATGTCGGGCTCGCGATGCAGGCCGCGAACCAGCAGATGGAGCGCACCTACGGTGCCGGCCAGGCGCAGAGCGCGATGTTTAGCCGACCGCTGCCCGAGTTCACGCGCGAACAGCTCCGGCAAGGCTTTCGTGGTGAAGCCTATCGCGGCCGAGAGTTCGTCGGGCAAGTCTACATGGTCGATGGGCGCGCCTTCGTGGCCAACGTCGAGAACGGTGTGGTGCGCTCGGCAACCGAATATGCGCCGAGTCAATTCAAGCGCTCAGGCGGCTATGACGCGCCAGGCGGGCGCGTGGACAAGTGGCAGATCGAAGATGCCGCTTTTCAAGTTCGCGAAGGCGGAGCCACCTACTCGGGCGTCGGCGAGGCTGCGCTCAACCAGCTCGATATGTTCGCCGAGGCCGAAGCTCCGCCGGCAGATAGCGTGCTGCGGTTCGTGCGCGCCAGGGGCGTGCGCACCGGCACGTTTCGGTCCTCCGTTCGCAAAGTGCAAACGCCGGAAGAAGCGGCGCACGTGCTGGCTCCGCTGCGCAAGGCCGCCCAGGAGCAGATGACCGCGCTCGTGACCGACGAGAACGGTAAGCCGCTCGCGGTGCTGCGGCACACGATCGGCACGCCGGACGCCGGCCCGGTGGTCCGCGGAATGGTGCTCGGGCAGGTGCTCAACATACCGGGCGCCAAGAATGTCTGGTTTGCTCACAACCATCCCGGCGGGAACCCAAGCCAAACCTCGGCTGACCACGGGACAACAATCGCGCTCGATCGCTTGAGCGCTGGGACCGGGCTCAACGTCCGGGGCATGATTACGCTGGCTGCCGGCTCGAACCAGGCGACGTTCTTCGAGCCGCGCATTGAGCGCGAAATAAGATTCGATATTCCGGCTGGCCCGCGTGCTGCGACCGGCGCGGCCGAGATCCCGCACATCGGCGAGCGGCGCTTTACCCGGAGGCTCGGAGACGCGCAGCGCGAGAAGCTCACGCAAGAGAACGTCAACCAAATGCTCGCGGTCGCCGCGCCAGGCGGCGGGTCCGGGCTCATGCTGTTCGACGCGCGCCTGAATCCGACCGGCTGGATACCGATGACGGCCGCGGAGATGGGGCGCTTGCGCATCGGCTCTCAACCTAGCGCGGCGCGTGTCCTCCGCGAGATCGAGCGTACCAACGCGACCCGCGCGCTCATTCGCACGAAAGACGCCTCGGAACGTGACGCGGCTTCCAATCTCATGAATTTCTTGGCGTGGGCGCAGGTCGACGTGTTCGACATTCTGCAAGGCGGCCGCGCTTTGAGCCGAGAAGCTCAAGGGCTCCCGCTCCTGGGTCCGGTCTATCGCTCGATTGGGCGGCCGCAAGCGCCACCGGACACGCCCACGAATCCGGTCGACCCGAGCTTGAGCCAGGAGGCGAAAGCCGCGGAGCTGCACCGGCTCGGGCTCGAGAACTTGGCTTGGGTCGAGCCGATCGTCGAGGAGATCAACGCGACCTTCGGTGTGCGCGGGCCAAGATACCGCGAGGACTACATCAAGAGCGAGCGCAGCATCATCGGCAAGGCGAACCGGCCGGGCATCTTGGCCGAAAAGCCGTGGTGGGACGTCGAGCACCTACGCGATAGCTTCCGCTTCCGTAGCGTCGTTGCGTCGGCTGATCAGGTCGAGCCGGTTTTCCGGGCGTTCCTCGAGAGGGCCGAAGCGTCCGGCCACCCGGTTCGGGTCATCAAGACCGACATCGACAAGCTCGCGCGGCCGAAAGACTGGGGCTGGCGCATGTTACCGTTCGATCTCGTGATGCCGAATGGGCAGCTCGCCGAGTATTACATCACGTTCCCGGAATTGGCCGACGCCAACGAGGGGGTCCGCTACGCCGGCAAGTACAACGGCAACGGCGGACTCCACAAGACCTTCGAGAATTGGCGCTATCGTGACGTAAACACGCTGTCCGAGGAGGAGCGGCTTGCCTTCAACGAAGACAAGACGATCAGCAAGACCGGATATGACTCTGCGTGGGAGGAGTTTCTAGGGCGAACGGGTCAGACGGAGGAAGCGGTTTTTGCTTCGGCGAGGAGGCTCTCAGCGGTCGCCGAGTCATTTTCGACGGCGAAATCCTCGTCTATTTCTTCGCCCGTGAGCGGCATGGGGAACTTGCCGGCCGGGAACCAAGTGCCGCCGACTTTGAGTGCCATGAACGCGCCGTCGGATACGAATATCCGCGCGCCTTCGCGTTCTCTTGCGACCAATGCGCCCATCGACGCCAGTCTAGCACAGCACGTCGAGGAAGTCCGCCAATGGCTAAGCCCATCGCTCGCGCATTTAGCCCCGGTCATCCGCGCCAACGTCGTCGCGTCTCCGCAGGATCTCCCGGACCCGACCGCGCCGCCCGACGTCGAGGGCGCGTATACCCAGGACGGGCAAGTGTGGTTCGTCGCGAGCAACCTTCCGACCCAGGAGCGTGCCCAGGCCGTCGGCCGGCACGAGGTCTTCGGCCACATGGCGATCGAGCGTAACCCGAAGTTCAAGAAGCAGCTCGAGCGTGTCGAGGATGCGATCCGCACGGGCGGGCTCAAGAATGAAGTCGCCCAGGTCCGCGCACGTCAGGGGCTCTTGCCGCGATCGACCGAGGCCCGCGAGGTCATCGCGCTGATTGCTGAAAAGGGCGGGCGCTCGCCAATGGGCGACGTGCTCGTGTCGACGATCCGCGCGATCGGGCTCGACCTCGGGTTCGACATGAACCTCGAGCGGCGCGATCTCGAGCGGCTCGTCCGGGTCGCGGCGAAGGGCTTGTTGCACGACGCGCGCATGGCGGCGAACTTCCGAGCCGCAATGAAGATGGCGGAAGTGACAGCGCTCGAGAAAGGCGAGCCGACCGACGAGGAGATCGTCGCCGCGATCGAGGCGCTCTATCCGAACGATGCGATCGACTTGACCGCGCAAATCCGGCCGCAGACCGACTACTATCAGCGCTACGTCACGGAGACGCGGCCAGCCGATATTCAGGACTTCGGCGATTTGCAGCTCGCGGAGCAGCTCGAGGTCGAGGGGGAGGGGGCCGTGGAGGTCACGCAACGCGCGCAACAAGCGTTTGAGCAGGCGCGCGATCGAGTCAAGATGCTGGAGTCGTTGCAAGAATGCCTAGCACAGTAACCCGCGCGCAACTCAATGAGCGCCTCGCCTCCGGCGCGGCCGTCAAACGTGTCGGACAGCAGAGCATCTCGCTCGTCGACCCCGTCGAGCTGCAATCGCTCCTTGCCGGCACGCTCGCGGCGCAACTGAAATCCGCCGTCGTCGAGATCGTCGAGTCGTTAATTACGGAACTCGAGGGCCGCGACGAAACCGCGGCGCGCGCAGCGCTCGAATCGCTGAGCAAGGGCGCTCAAGCGGAGCTTGCGGCCGCCGCGAAGACGATCGCGGCGCGGTTCGAGGCCACGCTTTCCAAGGATCCGCTCGAGACCCGGAAAGGGTTGAAGGCTATCGCCGAGGCGATCTCTCGGGCCGCCACCATGCAGGAGGTCCGCTTCGAGAGCTTGAGCGCCAAGGTCGGCGCGCCGCGAGACGATAGCGCGACCATGGACCTGTTAAACGAGCTGCTCAAGCGGATCTCACAGCCGCCGCCCGTGGTCGTCGAGGCGCCTCCTGCACGCCCGCCGACCTACCTGTTCACAATCGTCCGCGATCACTTGGGGCGCATCGAGACAGTGCTCGCCACGCCGAAATAGGAGCTTGCTATGAGCGTATTTTTGATTGATTCCTCCATGGATGCCGCGTTGAACGAGATCAAGAACAACGTGACCGAGCGCTATATCTGCGCCGGGAACCCGACGACCCGCGCCGCGGCGATCTCGGCTGCGCTCGCCACGCTGACCGGGCTCTCGGGCTCGAGCTTCACCGGGCCGGCCGATGGAGACACCAGCGGCCGCAAGCTCACGAAGAACGCCGAGACGGGCGACGGCATCGACTCGAGCGGCACGGCCGACACGATCTGCTACTGCTCCGCGAGCGTGCTGATCTGGCGGGTCAACTTGTCGGCGCCGCAAGCGCTCACGTCCGGCGGAACCGTCGACGTCGGCGCTCACAAACACGAAATTGCAGACGCAGCTTAAAGGAGTGGAGCATGAAAAAGTTCACGGCCGGAGAACGCATCAAGCACTGGGACAAGGATGAGGATCGGCTGATCGCTCTCGAGAAGGGCGACGTCGTCGAGCTGCGGGACGAGCTGGCGGAGTATTTCTGCAAGCTCGGCTGGGGTAAAGCCCCAGGAGTTGCGACTGGGGAGCGCAAAACGGGCGTGACCACGCTCACGGTCTAACCGGATGGGAGCAGTTCTGACATGGCTCTCAGCTACCGCTTCGTCGCCCACAAGACCCGCGCGACTTTTGCCGGCACGAGCACGACGCTCGCGCTGTCGGGTATATCGCCAGGGTCAATTCTATTGTGTGGGCTCTCGTGGTTCGATGACTCGCAAGATGACGTTACGGATATATTTGATAACGTCAATTCAGGCTCGTGGGATGCGACGACACGGCATGAACTTCAGTCAGGCGCCGGCAACATTCAGATGTGGTATCGGGAGAACACCGGGGATAACCCGACGCTGCTCACTGTCGAGTTTACGAACGGCGGAGGCGCTGATAATTTCCAGGGCGAGTTCGATGTCGTCGAGATACTAGGCGGAATGACGGCGAACGCCCTCGACAAGAACGCCACGAACAATGGCACGAGTCAGGATGCTTCTATCGCCTGGGGTACGCTCGCGCAGCAGGATGAAATCATCTTCCAGCTCATGCACCATGCGGGAAATACACGATCACTCACTGAGGATAGCGCAGACGGTTACACGCTGATCGGTGAGAACGAAAGCGACACGGGCGGCAACCCGTATCTGTTCCAGTACAAGATTGTCTCCACGACGACGCCACCGAACGCCAACGTCGCTATCGGCACCGGCTCCGTAGCGTGGGGAACACGCGGACTGAGCTTCAAGGCGGCGGCTGCGGGGCCGATTCGACACTACGGGCCGCAAGGGTTTCAACGCACACTGTTGACGATGTGAGGTAATTGCTATGGCAGGACGAATCTACACCATCCCGCTCAACGCCATAACGGTAACAAATGACGCCGATCAGGATATTTGGGAGTTGGTCAACGCTGCCACGAAGAAGTGTGTGTTGCATGGTTTCTCGCTTACATCGAACCATACGACCGACGAGAGAGTTCACTTACGGCTCTGTCGGCGTTCGACGACCGGCTCCGGTGGGAGCGGCGCTACTGAGGCCGCAGTAGACGAAGGTAACAGCATTGCGGCTACGGCTGCTCTTGCGACTTTGGTCACGACACCGGGAACCATCGGAGCGATTCTCGCGGCTTGGCAGTGGAGCCAGCAGAACGAATTGCTGTACCTGCCAACGCCAGAGATCAGGCCGGTCATATCGGAGTCTGGCCGGCTCTGCCTGAATCTTCAGACTGCGGTCGGCGCGAATAGAACGTGGTGCGGATGGGTCAAGTGGGAAGAACTGTAATCCGTGGCGACTCGGCTCCGCACAATCGAGTATTGGTGGCCGCACCTAGCGACGGCCAACGATAACACTTCGACTCCCTTCACGCAGATCACGGCGTATATCCCGGAGGCTGCGGCCGGCACGGTCACGTTTCGGTCGGTCCACGTGGACCTGATTTGTCACAATCGAAACACGACCGTCGCGAACGTAACGAACCGGAACTTGAGCCTGACGTTGCAGGGCGTAGGTGCGTCCTCGGTAAATAACGCAAATACCCTTACCGGCAGCGGCGAGCAGTACAACATTCTCGCTTCCGGTGACTTCACGACGTACTTCGCAACTAATTGGGGCTCGAACGGTTCGCGCACGCTCGATTTGAGCGTGCTGATGAACGACTCGGGAGGTACGCCACTCACACCGAGCTTCAACAATTTCAGCGCGCGCATCGTCATTACCTACGAATACGACGATACGCAGGCGACCCACGTCAAGACCGTGTGGATTCCGCTCAATGCACCGTTGACCGCGCTGGCGACCTCCAAGCCCGGTTCTCCCACCGACACGATCCCAGATCTGGACGACTTCTTGCCGGAGGCGGGCAAGGTTTTCAGGCAGACGACCATCGTCATTCAGGGCAACAGCGAGGGTAATTCTGCTACCGATAAATCGCTGTCCATCGAGATCGACACGGCCGGGGCGCTCGCATCGCAGACCTACGAACACGGCTCCAGTTGCGATATGTGGTATCGACTCAACCACGTCGTTTCGTTCACGACCACGGCGACGCACAGCTTCTACATTTGGGCGAGCGCCGCGGACTTCGATCATCCGCAGGTCTGGTTGGTAGTCACCTACGAGTTCGAGGGTGACAACACAGCAACGACGCTCACGGAAGACCTGGACGGCTCGGAGACGGGTGTCGATGTCACCAATGCCGCGCTGCTCGGCACGGTCCCGTTCACGATCATCGTCGATAACGAGCACATGCTGGTGACGAGCATTGCCAGCAACACGCTCACAGTGGCGCGAGGCCACAACGGCACGAGCGCCGTAACGCATGACAGCGGGGCGGCAGTTCGTCCCGGTGTGATCTGCTCGCTGTTGCTCCCGGTCGAGTTCGGTGGTGCCTTCGGTGGCACAACATCGAGCGACTACCAGCGCGCGGATCGCGAGTTGTGGGTGCAAGAACTAGCCCCGGTTTCGCGGAACATGGCGGCACTCGTGTTTTGGGATCAAGCGGCAGCCATCGCCGGGCTTGAGATGAGATTCGGCACGGGTTCGTTCAACGCGATCACGTCAGTTGCGACTGTTCTCTGCGGTGGGTGCGGCGCGATGCTGCGCAACGATGCCGGGTTTACGCTCGCGCGTGGGCGCAACACGATGAACGTGGACGCCTTCCGAACGGACACGACCGACCTGGGCATGAACACGTCGGCGCTGTTCATGGTCAACTATGTCGCTGCGCAGCCGACCGCAGGGCCGGGGGCCGCGAACCACACGGTTATCAAGGCGCTCGCCGTGATCGGCACCGGCGCGGCAGCGGTGGGCGCAACTATCGCAGCGACCTCTCTGCCGATCCCGGAGTCCGAGTGGTTCGCGAGCGCGATCGGCGTGCATTACCTGTATCAGAGCAACGGCGCATCGAGCCCGGCCGGCGTCAACATTGGTGTAGAACGATTAGCCTCCGGCGAAGGCGGGCTCCTGTGGGAGAACGTGTACGAGGCTATCGGAAGCACTGACCCAGAGGTTGGGATCAGGCAGGCTTTTGCCACGGCACGATCGGTGTTCAATCGTTGGGCTGGCGATCCGCGCGGGAGCCTGGACATCGAGACGAACCGACGCTGGCGGTTCATCACAGCCAATGCGGCCACATCGTTCGATCAACTGTTGCTCTTGTTCACGTACCACAGCATCACGTACACCGTCGCTGACGACGTGACGAACAGCAATGGCGGGGCCGTGCAGCTAGGACTCCACCGCGACGACGAGAATGCGAGCGGCAAAGGGGAATTAGTCCGCGAGTCGTCCCGCTCGGGAGATGGGGCCTATTCGTTCAACTGGTTCGACAACACCGAGGAAGTTTATGTCGTCGGTTATGAGGACGACGACTTCAAGGGCCGGAGCGGCAGCGGACTAGCTACAGGGACGCCGTAAATGGCCCTGTTCACCGTCGATCTCGGACAGGGCGGGACGGGCTTCGAGGTCGTCCTATCTAGCACTGGCGCAGTCCCATCACTCACGACGCTCTACGATCCACCTTACGGTGGCGTATTCCGCGAGGAGATCCAACTCCGCGGGCGCAGGTATCGGCAGCTCCGCTACTACCCGCCGCTGTTCTCCGACGCGGCGGGTGCCACAGGTCTTACGGCTGACGCTACCACGCAAAGCCAGGTCTCCGCTGATGCCAGCGTCACGCAGCACCATGTTCTAGCCGCCACGGCAAGCGCCCAGGCGCAGACGAGCGCCGCGGGGGCCTTGACGCAGCATCACGTTCTCGCTGCCGACGCGACCACCCAAGCGCAAACGTCCGAAGCTGCGGACGTAAGCGCTGGGGTCGATCTCACGGCCGACGCCACGTCGCAAGCGCAGACGAGCGAGGCCACGGCGGTTACGCAGCACCATGTCGCCGCCGCGACCGCGACGACGCAGAATCAGACTTCTGCGGCCGCGGCCTTGACGCAGCACCACGCGCTCGAGGCGGGCGCGACTTCGCAGGCACAGACCTCGGCTGCCGCCCAACTGACGCAGCATCATCAGCTCGCCGCCGACGCGAGCGAGCAATCGCAAACGTCGCAAGATGCGACGCTGAGCGTTCAAGGCCAACTGGTTGCTGACGCGACGACGCAGAGCCAGGCTTCCGAGGCCGCGGTCCTAACGCAACACCACGCGCTGGCTGCCGATGCGACGACCCAGGCCCAAACCTCAGAGCCAGCCGAAATCATTGTGACTGTCATGGCAGAACTGCCGGGCAGCG